GGTCAACACAATCACAGCATTAATAACGTTGCCAATGGATCCGGTTATCAATACGCTCAAGTAGCAACCGGTACAACTAGTAAATATGTTCCTTATGTTTCTTCATCAGATGGGCAATTACAGACAAGTACTTCTGGAACTTCAGTGGCAGCAAATAACGACATTTCACCGAGATCTGCAGTAGTGGGTTTCATGATCTATCTTGGAAACGCAAACCTACAATATTACACAGGTTCTTTAGGCGGAGGACCAGTAGGAGGATAATTAAGATGATTAAGTTTGACTTTAATAGAGACAATTTAACTTTCATCGGATTGGTGATTGTTGTTCTTCTTCTGCTTGGACAATGCAGCCGCAACGCTACGCTTAATCAAAAGATTGATGAAATCACAGTTGAATTAAACGCGTCTAACGCTAACATTGCAGCAGCTAACGATACTGTTGAAGTTTATAAGAATAGAAAAGGATTCTTGGAGGCTGAAATCAAAACTTATCAAATCTCAGCTGAAGGATTAAAGAATGCTAATGCAAAGCTAACCAAGGATTATGTTTCATCTTTAAGCCTTAATAGAAATCTTAAGAATGTTAACTCTTTATTGAGAGCTGAATTAAGAGATAAAGATAGTATTTTAGCTAACGGAACTCTAATGCCAGATTCAACATTTATCTTATCTGATAATCAGGACTATGGAGATGGAAGTTATAGAAATATAAAAGTAACTGGAAAGATTCAAGATTCAACCGTCAATGGTACTATCACACTTGACCAAAGCATCAGATTATGGATGGCCGTTGAAGATATTAAAGGCGTTAAGTCTCTAAAGCTTGCTACAAAATATCCATTTGACAATTTCGATATTCAAGGAATTGAACTTGTAAATAAAGATTTGAATACATACCAAAAGAAAAGTAGATGGAACATAAGTGCAGGAATCGGATTAGGAATTGTTCCTAACGGTACCACTGGACTTGCAGTAACTCCAACCGTTGGTATTATGTTGGGCTGGTCACCTAAATGGCTACAGTTCTAAAGAAATTAAAAAGTAAATGGCACAATCATCAAAATACGCTAGATTAGATCAGGATGTTCTATTAGAGTTCATTTATCACGATCAAACTGTCGCCACTATTGCGAACTATCAGATTGAAATTGATGATAATGGTTCTCATGTTAAGGCATTAAATACTACTACTTCTATATCAGGTACTCGTCATTTGATTCACGAGTTAGGTTCTAATGTTGTTAACTTTGATATTACGACATCAGGTGCTTATGTATTAGTTGAAAACTTCGCAGCTAGACCATTAACGCTCGAAAATGGTAAGACGTATAAGTTTAACCTAGCAACATTAGCAGATCCTACGCTATTCACTATTTCAGGTGGCGGTTCAGCCATTCTTTTAGGTTCAGTTCTAACATTCACGCCAACTGTGAATGGAATCTATCAATACACATACGATGATTTCATCGGTGGTAAAATCACTGTTCAAAATACCGCAAATCCTTTGTACGCAACGGCCGATGAGGAAACAGGTAATGATATTAAAACCGGAGTTGGTCAAGTTGAAAGATACCAAGCAGTTTCGGCAGATACAGCTGGTTCAAAATACGCTTTACTAGATTCAACTAACAATTACATTGATAATAACGTTGATTGGACAGGTGATGATTCAACCACTATTGACCAAGCAGATGCAGTAGATATTCCATCTAATACAATTACATACGATACAGTAAGACTTCACCTTAAATCGGGTTATTCATTCGCTGCCAGAGGGTACCAGGGTTTCCTTTTCCAAGTTGCAGCGCCTAGAGTTTCTGGAGTTAGATCATATTTTACTTCAATCGTTTATTTGAATTCATCTTCATTTGAGATTCAAAACCCAAAGCCATTTATTATTGGTGAAACACTTTACTCAAAGTTCATTGAGGTTAAGATTCCATCACTAGTTAATATGGATCCTGGTTTTGCGAATTGGTTCTTTGGAACTGGGGCTGATGCAGTAGATCCTACAGCTAACTATGAGATTACATATAAGTTAATCGATTCATTTGAAACTTCAACAGGATTCGATTACATTAACACGGGCGAAGAAGTAACTCTAACTCTTTCTAGAGAAGATGAGTATGCTAATATAACGGCAGTACTACAACCAGCTTCTGATGGAGATTACTTTGAAATGTACGGTGCAATTAACGGTTCAATTGTTGAGTTTGATAATTACATTAATGGTAGAATTCAAACTCAAGGAGATGACATCACTGTTTTCCATGACATTTCAGTTTATGAGCAGATTGCATCTTTCTTTGATAAGACGTATGAGATGTCAATTGTTCAAGCAGAAAACTTTGATCAGTCAATTCCATTTAGACCAGTAATTCAGAACTCTTCTAATGCTGTAGCATATAATATTGACTACACTTTGAGAATTTATAATGAAAAGAATAATTCTCAAATTGTTAAGAGAGCTTCATTCACATCTTATGAGATTGGAAAGTATGGCAAATCACTAAGAAAGGTTAACCTACCTTCCTCAAATAGATTGTTCAAGATTTATAATACTCTACCAAACGTATTGGAAAGTAGAGAGATTTCATCTAATTTAAACGCTCTTCCTCAAACACAAGTTAGATTCGTTCCAACATTTATTGAAAGAATGAACATCGTTACGGGTTCAACTAACGTCACTATAATAGATAATGAAGTTATTGACTCTTCAGAAATAACTTATTTCGCAGATGGTCAATCAAATCTCATGCTTAGTCCATACGATAACTTCATCAAATTCAAAATTGCTAAGAAGGATGGAGATAGTTTGATTGCAATCTCGCTTGAAGGTGCTGATAAAGTTATTCTAGATATTTCTGGAGCAACTATAGAAAATCAAATGAATTATGATGATGTTGATTTGAGCCAAGGAGAAGTAATGTTTAAAGTAACTCAAGATCAGGCTACCACTGCTAAGTCGTTGCAGAATGCATCAACTGCCCCGGTAACATACACCATTTCTATTATGAATGGTAGCACTAAAACATTAGTTCACCACGGAACTTACAGTGTGATATGATCTTAAATTCACGTAGTAATTTATACAACTTTAAGTTTCCAAGAAACTTCATTCCTAAGGAGGTGGCTGATAAGTACCGTCCTTATTTGAATAGGATGCCAGGTAACTTGATCACTGAACCTATTGATTACATTAACTATGCAATTCAAGGCATATCAATTCCAGGTGTAACCTTCGATCCAGTTGAACAATCACCTAACGATGGTACCGTTACTTATAAGCGTGGTTTGATTCCAATTCAAAATCTAGTCACAAGGCAGTTCACTGTAACTATGCAACTCCTTGATGGTTTCATTAATTATTGGATTATGACGGACACTCTATTGTACTATTATAACCGTGACAATAAAGAATCTTATACTGACGATTTGAAACTTCAGATCCTAGATTCGGAGGGTCTTCATGTGATGAGCGCCGTTTTTGAGAAGCCAATTTACAACAGTATCAATGAGCTATCATTAAACATGAGTCAGAATGTTGCTGAATTCACTACGTTTGATTGTGGGTTCTATTATAACAAATTTAATTTGATTAACGAATTAGACTAATATATAGAGTATGAGAACTTTTATCGAATATCTTGAAGCACAGAACGTTACAGAGGCAGAATTGAATGCCCTTAACGAGTCATTGCAATCTGAATGGACTGACGAACTCGAAGAAAGAGTTGACGCAGCTGTTGACGCATTTCTTGCTGAATATAAAAACGAAGACGGTACGTACGATATCGATAAGTTTAACGTTGAACTTACGAATGAAGGTGTTCTGGGTTCTATTTTAGGAGGTCTAACTGGTTTTGCACTTGGTAAATCTGTTGGTAAACTTCTGGCTAAGACGCTTGGTATTGAAAAGGGCTTGATGTACGATCTATTAACTTCAAGACTTGTCGGCGCCGCTCTAGGTGCAAGTCTTGGTAAAAACATGTTCTAATGAACTACGTCGGAATCGACTTTTCTATTAATTCTCCAGGTGTTTGTGTTTTAAAGGATGGGAAACCTCATTGGATTTCATACCTAAATTCTACAAAATCTACAAAGAAGGATAAAGCCGCTCAACAAGAGATGGCCAAGCTATCGGACGTTAGTCTTGTTTTTCAAGACGAACCTGATATTTCTAAACACGAACTCACTAGAGTTAATCGACATATTAACATTGCCGAAAATCTAATGGCAATGATCATTGAGCACACTGATCCATCTAAACCTTACAGGATTTATTTTGAGGGTGCTTCTTATGGTACTTCTAGATTTGGTACCAATTCACTACTGGATCTTCAAGCAGCTGCATCAATCCTTAAATGTAAATTGATTGAAACCTTAATCGTTGAAGACCTTGACGTTATTGCTCCAACCGCAATCAAGAAGTTTGCTGGCAAAGGTAACATGAACAAAGAAGCGATGTGGAAAGCATTTGTTGACAGTGACTCCTTTCAGTCCTCTGAATTTCATTCTTTTTGTCAACCCTTTCGTGATGAGAAAAAACTAGTGAAACCTTTAGATGACTTGGTTGACGCTGCCTTCCTCTTAATGTATTTACTGTCGTTGCAACCTTCAACCCAGGATTAGAACCAATCCTTCTATGCTTCCTGGGCCCGATTGTTTCAGAGACCATTAAATATAATCAGATAATAAGTTTGGTGTAAACAAATCTCTACGGGCGGGATATATAGAATATGAAAACACTAACTTCCGTAGAGTTCTTTCGTCTGCTATACATAGTCGACAGCATGCTCAATTATAAGCTAATCACACAAGATGAAGCAGAAGCCTTCATAGCTAAGACAGGTTATGTCAAGATTAGCGACACGGGATATCATGCACCTGACGGTACGGTACACGAGACAAACGGGAGTAAGTAATTTCTATGCTTATGAAACAAACTTAGGTTTGTAGATATAAGTATTGTTAAAGTTTCTCTAAAAGACACATTAACGGGATAATTTAAGTTTAACAATTTTTAAAGGAAACATGGCAGATTTTGACATTTTTAATCTGAGTGTCTCAGACGTAGACACACACGAGACAGCCTCAAACACACGAGAAGAGGTTATCTACAAACCTACCGCAGATGACGGTAAAGACGGTACTTACAAAGCACTTATTCGCTTCGTACCAAACCCTGAAAACCCACGTAAATCACTGGTTCGCAAGTATGTCCATTGGATGACTGACGCCTCTGGCACTGGTCGTTTGATCGATTCACCTGCATCAGTCGGTGAAAAGTGTCCAATTCAGGATGCATTCTTTCGCCTTCGCAAATCAGACTCAGCCGTTGATCGCAAGATGTCTGAAAAGCTAAAGCGCCGTGAGCAGTACTATTCGCTCATTAAAATCATCAAGGATCCACAACGTCCTGAGCTAGAAGGTCAATACATGATCTTCAAATTTGGTTACAAGATCAAAGAAAAGATTGATGAGGAATTGAAGCCTTCATTCGGCGAGTCAACTCAAGTATTTGACTTGTTTGAAGGTAAGAACTTCGAGTTGATTATTACACGCCAAGGCGAGTACAACAACTATGATAAGTCTAAGTTCTCTTCTTCTCGATCTGCAGTTATCGTAGATGGTAAAGCAGCTGAACGTACCAAGGAAGCGATGGCATCCATCAAGACTGAATTGGATAAGGCTCCAAAGCTAGAAGTATATGAATACAAAGTATGGGACGATCAAACACGTGACTTTGTAAATTCAGTACTTGGTCAATACGTTAACCCAAGCGAAGCAATGACAGCTGTGACTTCAAAATCAGCTCCCGTTGCAAAGAAAGCATATACTCCTGAAGTAGAAGCTGCGTTCGACTTGGATAATGTATCTTCAGAACCAGCAGGAAGCACTGCTAAGGTGAGCGATGATGATGACTTGGAATCATTCTTGAATGACCTCGACATCTAATTTATCAGAAGATTTAAAGCAAAAAATCAGAAGTTTGGTGAAGCAGGTGGTTGTAGAAAACCACTCTGCCTCTCCCAAACAAATGATTAAGGAAATGTCAGGTCGTTTGAACCTGGCATGTCCTTATTGTGGGGATTCCACAGAGGATCATACCAAAAAGAGAGGTAATCTTTTTTGGGATACTCTTCAGTTTCACTGTTATAATTGTAGTCATCACACTGATCTGAATACATTCTTAAAGGATCATGGTTTACGAGCAGGTTCAACTGATGAAACAGTTCAAATCATCGAATACATTAGGGAAAAGAAGATTGACGTTAAAGACATTCAAACTCTTCAGCATTCGGTTTATAATAATGCAATAAAACTTGCAATACCCGTACAGGATTTCAAGGCCTTCTTTAAGGCCAAATCTATTCAACCTGGCGATTTTGCATGGTTCTATCTAAGAGGAAGATTGTTACATCGTCACATCGATGACTTTCTTTTTTCAGATATGGGCAAAAGATTGTGGATTCTAAACAAGACACCTGACGGCAAAATCTTAAGTTGTCAAAGTCGTCAATTAGGCAAGAATGCACGATCAAAGTATTTGACGTATGATCTTGAAAAATTGTATGAAGAAATGAATCGTCCATTTCCAGTTGAAGGAGATGATGTCATTGCCGTTAATAAACTATCAACTCTGTTTGGTCTAATGTACGCTGATATGGGTCGTCCAGTAACAGTGTTTGAAGGACCTCTTGACGCAAAGTTTATGAGCAATTCGATTGCTCTTGCAACGGCTGGTCGTTCAACTACCGAGCTAGACGAGATTCCAACAATCCGTTACATGTTTGATAATGACGAAACGGGTAAAAAGAAGATGTTAGAGAAACTAAAGAAGGGTAAACAGGTTTTCATGTGGTCTAAATTCCTAGACGATACGAAAATGAATATATATTCAGATAGTATAAAGGATTTAAACGATCTGGTTAAGAAGTGTTTTGAAATTAAGAACACCTCACCTCTAAGCAAAATCAATCAGTATTTTACAGATTCACGTTTAGATGCCTTGTACGTATGATTAGTTTTGATTGGATGGAAAAGGAACTTGACCAGTTTCACGAAGACCACGATGGTCGCAAAAACATGAAAGCGTTGATTGATTTCGATCAAATCGATATTTCATTTAGCGAGGTAGGATTAGAATTTAGCACGCCAAAGATGAAAAAGAAGTTAACTGCAAATCCATGGACCCCGTTGAAAAACAACAAAGGTCAACTTTTTTAAATGTAACCAATGCAAGTAGAGAAAAACAAAATAGTACAAGTTGATCAGTACCTTGGAAATCAGCGATCAGAATGGACTTCAAAGATTAGAGAGCTTGCAAAGGCCTTTAAGAATGTTGATGACTTAAATGATGCAATGGTGACAATTCCATCTTATCGCCAAATCATCATTGAACAGATAGCACAACTGAACATCAAGATCAAGGAACAGGAACGTAAACTGTCAAAGACTTATAAAGAGTCTTTCATCAAGTATTACGAATATGATTATAAACTCACTGACAAACAAAGGGAATCGTTCTTAAAAGCCGATATGTCAGATGAGAGCATGATTCTATCCCTATTAGAAACACAGATGGATTTCATGCGTGAATCGGTTAAGACTCTAGACAATATGAGTTGGGCCGTTCGCAATAAATTACAGTTGAACGGTCTGTAATTGCGAGAATAAAAATGCTCAACCAATGAGTGGAGCTAACTTTAACTGACAACGCTCAGTTCTTAAGAATTGATCAGGCAACTGATCTTGAACTTGAGCAGTTGAACATATCGATGACTCGTCGAATCGAGGGTTGGCGTTTCAACCCCCTAGTTAAAAGGGGTGTTTGGGACGGTTACATCTCGTATGTAAAAGACGATAAGTGGATTCCTTCCGGTTTATGGCAAGAAGTGATGAAGATCTGTAAGAGCTACAACTATGAGCTTAAGATCAATGGCATTACTCGGCTGTTTGACAGAGACATAACATCAGAAGGATTCGAAGAATGGTCTCTTGAGTTTTTTGAAAGATCAGAAATGACTCCAAGGGACTATCAAATAGAAGCCGCATTTAACATTCTAAAATTCAGACGCTCTCTATCTGAGCTTGCTACATCAGCCGGTAAGACAATGATTTCTTTCATGGCAGTTGCATATATGCTAGAGAAACAAAAGGCAAAAAAGATTTTGTTTATCGTACCTAACGTATCCCTGGTTGTTCAAGCAACTGAGGACTTTGGAGAATACAATTACGAGAATAGAATTCAAATGATGATTCAGCAAGTTTATGCTGGTCAAAAGATTAAAGACTCTAGAAACATTGTTATAGGAACATATCAATCGCTAGTTAAAAAGGGAAAAGACTTCTTTGAACAGTTTGATTGTGTGATTGTCGATGAAACGCACAAGGCCAAATCAGCCTCAATCAAAACCATTCTACAGAAGTGTGAAAACGCGACCTATAGGTTTGGTTTATCAGGTACTATTCCAAAGGATAACACACTAGATCGTTTAACCTTAATGTCACATACTGGACCTCTTATCACTGAGGTTAAGGCCGCTTTTTTACAAGATGAAGGTCATATTGCAAAGTGTAATGTGAAAGTAATTGAAATGAATTACGCACCAGAAACAGCACGTAAGGCGTTTATGGAATTGTCAACAAACAGATACGAAAATAAAGACGTATTTCAGCTTGAACAAAACTACATTATACAATCACCTGGAAGATTAAACTTTATTAGTAAAGTAATCGCTAAGATTCCAAACAACTCACTTGTGCTATTCCATAGAATTGAACACGGTAAAAGACTATACGAAGAACTTCGTAGAAGAAGTAACAAGGCAGTCTACTATGTTGATGGAGGAACTGATAAGGATATTAGAGAAGAATATAAAAAGAAGATGGAACAAGGTGATGACATTATCATCGTCGCGTCTTATGGAACGTTCTCGACAGGTATCTCAATTAAAAAGATTCACAACATCTTTTTCACCGAGTCTTTCAAATCCGAGATCATTATTAGACAGTCAATTGGTCGTGGCCTTAGACAACATGAATCAAAGGATGCTGTAAATATCATTGACTTCGTTGACGATATTACATACGAAGGCCATCACAACTACCTATATAAACACGGTATTGCCCGCCAAAAGATCTATAGACAAGAAAAGTTTAGATATGAAATTAAAAGGGTAACCTTTGAGGGTGATATATAGTCTTAAGATAACATACTACAAAAATACATAATCATTTGCAAATGGAACGTATTCAAAATTTCAAGTCATTTTCTACGCTAAAAACACAGCTTAGAGAAGAGGCCGAGAACCAACAAAAAGAAGTTTCAAGAGGTGAAGCGGCCGCTTCATTTAATGGGCTTCTGAAGAAATATAACGTAACTAGAGCTTCTGAACTTACAGAAGATCAGTTAGAGGCTTTCACCGCCGAACTATTCGATCTAAACGAAGAAGAGGCTGGAATTGCTGAAGGTAGAGCTTTCATTTTCGCTGCTTCAAAGGCAAAAAGAGAGGGTAAAAAAGAGTTCGAATGGAACGGTAAGAAATACCCAATCACTTTGAAAGAATCTGAGACAGAGGAAGCAAAGGAAACCGAAGAAGTTAACGAAGGCAAAAGAGAGCGTAGTTCAGTAGTCAATGCTTGGAAAAAGTCAGGCGTTAAAGAACTAAATGCAATCGCTAGGGTTTACGCTGATGCAATGGAAGATGCTAACTTTCACCAAGAAATCGTTACGTCAAAGGCAATCGGTTCTGCATCGAGAGCAAAGGGCCAAGGTCAAGTTTATTCAGACATCGCTAACGCTGCTAAGTGGGACGGTTATGCAATCGCTAACGGCACAGTAGATTACCTAAAAGAAATTGGTGAAAATGACGCGGCTGATAAGCTTCTTAACGCTATCACAAAATTCAATCTTAACGAGTCAGTTAACCTAAACTCTCTAGAGCAAATCATTGAAGAAGGTACAAGAGGCCAATTCGGTAAGATTTATAAGTCAGGCGAGATTGCATCAGTATACACTCACTACGATTCTTACCCAGAACACATGTTGCCAGTTATTAAGAAAGGTTACAAATCTGGTTCTGATGTTGATGCAGTTATCACAAAGGGAGATAATTCAGGTCTAGAGGCTGACATCAATAAGATTAAGTTCTATAACGATAAAAACTCTATGACACCTCTTAAGGGTTCAGTTAAGAATTTGAAGAAGTATATCAACGACGCTGACGCTAATGGTGCAGAATATGCATACCTTTATGACGAAAGAGACGGCAAGTGGTACATGATCGACCTTTATGGAGATAGAGATCTTGTTCCAGCTTTTGAAGCAGTAGTCAATGAAGAGAATATGTTTATCTCTGAAGCTGAGGTTGAAATGGACGCAATGGATCCAGACAATAAAGACTTCTTAAAATTCTTAAAGAAGAATAATGTTAAAATTATTAACAAGCAAATGGACGGTCCAGCAGGTGGTCACCCAGTTATCTTAATGCAAGGTAAGAGAAAAGACCTTGAAACTGTATTAGCAGATTGTGATTATGGATGGTGTGACGAAGACTTAGCAGAATACATTAAAGAATCAAAAGTATATGAAGCTGAAGTAGATATTTACGACGAAGTCGGCGGTCTAATTGAAGATCTATACGCAAAGCTAAATGATCTAGCTGAAGAAACAACCGACGCAGCTTGGAGAAAGGCCATTCAGAATATCATTAAAAACGTTGAAGCAGTTGAAAACAACCTTGGCAAAGCATCTAGCAAACTAGGTATTGTTCCAGTTCGCGAGTCTGATGAAGTTGAAGAAGGCAATGCTTTCGGTGACGCAGTAAGAAAGGCTAAAGAAGCTGGCGAAGAAGAGTTTGAATTCGATGGTAAGACTTACAAGGTCGAAGAGGCAGCTAAGGACGAGCAAAAGGCAATGGAACTTTATGTGTCTCTAGTTGATCTAAAGAAAGGTAAGCACTCTGAGTCTGAACTTCAATCAATGTCAGAAGACGAGCTATTCAATCTTGTTCAAACAGAAGGTGGTCTAAAAGGCGCTGAAGCAAAGAACGTTGCTAAAGAGCTTGCAAAGATCGCTAAAGGATAAAAATAATCTGACCCGGATTTTTCCGGGTCGGTTTTTTTGGTTATATTAGCCCTATGAAACACGTTAAACTATATGAACAGTTCATCTCTGAAGGTATTTTCATGACCTATAATCAGATGACTCCTTATGAGTACAACAAATTTGTTGAATCATACAAGGAGCTTCACCCTGATAACATGGTATCTTATGACAAGAAGCAGGATATGACATACGGTTTTCGTAAAGGTTCTAAAGAGGCTCATTGGAAATATGATCACGATACATTCAAATTACAACACAGTGAAAAGGACAGAGATGTTCTAGGCCTTATTCACGGTAAAAAGTTTGTTGCTAAAAATCACCCATGGTCACTATGAAACGCGTAAAATTGTACGAAGCATTTGTTAATGAAGAAGTATCTTTCTCAAAGATTAAGAAATCATTGAAAGATGCTGCCTTCCCAGTGACACTAGTAGTTCACGCTAAAGGCGCCCAGGTTGGAGCAGTCATTCATCAGGAAGTAATTAACATTCCCGACGCCGTTCCAGCGAACTGGACAACTCTTAAAAAGCGTTACCCAACGTCCGGTTATCATTTCACACTTGAAGATGCTACCGGTAAAATAGTATTTCAAGATAAAATCTAATGAAATTATTAACTTATAACCAATTCATCGTTGAAAGAGCAGGTCAAAGCTTGGCCGGCTCTGACCTCGTTTTAGAGGGTGGTGCTGCTGGTCACATGTCACATCCGTTTGATGACAAAGATCTAACGTTTGGCGACTTTAAAGCCATGATTGAAGCAGGTCTAAAGGGAGAATTGAACTTCGAAGAAGATCCAACTGAAAAAACAGATGGTCAAAACATCTTTGCAACAGTTAAAGATGGCGTTACAATGTTTGCAAGAAATGCAGGTCAGTTGAAAAACCCATTGGACCTTAGTGGAGTTACTTCAATGTTTGCTGATCACCCTTCAGAGGGAGTTCGTAAGACATTTACTATGGCAGCTAATGATTTAGCTTCAGCCCTAGGCAAATTGAAGTCAGATTCACAAGAAAAATACTTTGACGGCGGTAAGAACTTCATGAATATGGAGTTAATCTTTTCGGGTAACTCTAATGTCATCAATTACGATAAAGATGTAATTCAGTTCCACGGAATTAAATACACTGACGGTAACGGAAACATTACTGGTGAGTCTGGTCCTGGAGCAGCTAAAGAGCTTACAAAGATTCTACAAGACGTTAATGCTCACATTGGTAAAACATTCACGATCATTCCTCCACAGGTTCTTGTTCTGAGAAAGCACCAAGACTTTTCTGCCAAGCTACCTTATTTCATGAAGAAGATTGAAGACCTTAAGAATCGTTACAAGCTTTCTGATTCAGACGAGGTTTCACGTTATCATGAAATGTGGTGGAGAGAAGAGATCGATGCTTCATTCCCTAACCTTACACAAGACGTAAAAGAAGGTCTTCTTCAGAGATGGGCCTATAACAACAAACAAGGCATGGACTTTAGAGCCATGGCCAAACTCGTTGACGCTGCAGGTATGGATAAGATCAAGCAATACGATAAGATGGATGCTGGTAAGAAATACAAAGAAAACATTAGACCATTTGAAGATCTTTTCCTAGAGTTTGGTTCTGAGGTTCTAAAGAATGCTTCAAACTTCTTGGCTGCTTCACCTGATCAGGAAATGCAAAGACTTCACAATCAGATTAGAACAGAGGCGGGTAAGATTAAGAAAGGCGGAGACGTTAAGCAAATTCAAAAGGTTGAAGCTGAACTTGACAGACTTTCAAGAATTGGTGGAATTGATTCAATCATTCCTTCTGAAGGTCTAGTGTTCAAGTATAAGGGTAAAATATATAAGCTAACTGGCACCTTTGCTGCAATCAACCAGCTAATGGGTATTATTAAATACGGAAGATAAAAATGGCACTACCTAAACTTAGAGATCACTTCAACGATACGAATCGCGAAAACTTCATGGCAATGTTAACCCAAAAGGTTCACGCTGTTGAGAAGATCGCTGCTTCATCATTTCACGTCAGAAGAGATGATCTAACCAACAAGTACTACAAATCAGGTTCTGAAAGAGCTATGGATATTGTAGATCGTACTATCGTTAGATTTTATGAAAATGCTATTCGTCACTTTCAAGGTTTAGGTGATGAAATGAAGAGCGACATGCCGAAGGATTGGAAGTTTGGTTTTGATTATCTGATTGAAAATGAAACTCCAAATTTTAAGTACGCTCTTCTTCCTAAGAATAATTTAATTCTAACGCATATCCAGGTTCTTAACGAATCAGGCAGGGTTTCTAAGGTGATTAGAGACACTGAGGTCCTAAACAAGTGGGCAAAGAAACTTGATGTTCAAAAGCCACCTGTGATCTTCGAAGGCATGCTGACGATGTTCCAGAAGGAGCAATTGATCAAAATTCTAGAAATGAACGATAATGAATTTGAAAAAGTATACGAAAATCGTTCATTCACCAGAGACATCTATAACATTTTTAATTCAGGCATGTCTAGAACTGCGCTGAATGAATCAGTTAATGAAGAAATTGATGGTTTAGTTGTTTCGTTTGTTGATGGCAAATCAATGAAGTCTTTCAAGCTAGAAGATTATAGAAGAAAGAATGAAGAAACAGAAAGAAAGTCTTCTGATGTTTATCAAATCACAATGGTAGACGTTATTGAATACTTCACAAACCATGATTTTTCACAATACAAACTAGTTGAAGAAAAGAAAGACAGAAGATTTATAGAAATCATGTCTGAATCATTTAACGATTACATTAAGGCTAATGCCGCAAAATATATTGGTGTTAAGTTTGAGACAGCTGATTTCGCAAAGAATGAAGCCTTTAATCTAAACACCGCGTTTTTGAAAAACGAACAAACCTTAAAATACGTCAACAACCCAATCCTATCTGAGCTTTTCAAAATTGTTTTATCTTCTTTTAGAAATAAAAGAGAGAAGGCAAGTGATATTCTAACCGAGGACATGGTTGCACAGCTAAACGAGATCATCGATAAGATTTACGAGCAGATTGACGCAAAATTAGAAGAGAACGACGTAATGGACTTTACATCATTTAAGAAGTGGTCTTCAATTCAGGAAGATGCTCCAGAAGGAGAAGTTAATGAAGCCCTAAAGGTTAAGACCCTAGAACATGGTAAACAAAAAGTAAATATGTTTGTTGGCAGATTCCAACCTTTTACTCTAGGTCACGCTAAAGTTCTTCAGTCTCTACATGATCAGAACGGCCTACCAGTTGTAGTATTCCTAGTTAAGTCAAAGACGGCTAAAAAGGAAGATGCATTCAAAAGACCTTATGACGAGGCAATGCAAATGAAAATGTTTAAGGCAGTTCAAAGGGAATACAAGTTCCTAAAAGATATTATTGTTGTTCCATTCGCTGCAATTGACGCCCTATTCAATGAGTTAAGACCTAAGTACGAACCAGTCTTATGGGGTACAGGTACAGATAGAATGGCAGCTTACTCTTCACAGGCATACAAAGAAACGTACAGAGAACAATTGAACGTTCTACCTGAGTTTGGTATGCATGAAATTCACAGAACAGATGATGACATCTCAGCAACTGCGGTTAGAAACGCAATGATGTCCGATAATAAGACAGAGTTTCAAAGAATGACACCAAAGTCACTTCACGGAATGTACCCAGTTCTACAGTCTGAGCTTTTAAAAGCTATGACAGCTGCGGAGTCAAAAGTAAATGAAGAATTGATGACCTTTGAACAGTTCATCAACAAGTTTAGCAATGAGTAATTTAATTAGATCTAATTTTGCAAGAGAACTTCAGCTGATCAACGAGACTGAAGAATACACAGCATACGGAATTAAGAACCCTGCTCTTACTAAAGCGGTTTCTTCTAAGAAGGCACAATTTGATAAGTACCTTCAAAACCTACAAAGGACAGGAGGTTCACCTTTTGCCGACATGATTAAGACACTTAATTCCCTGTCAGGTAAGGATCTTGCAATCTTCGTTGAAGGACTTGGAAAGTATTCGAGCCTTGAGGCCCTACAGCCTAACTATCTTAAAGAAGTTAATTCATCTTCGTTCTCAAATGGTCTATTCAATACGCAATCAAAGGGTATTGGTCCTGGTGAATTGTGGTTGGCTTGGGTGGTTGATGGTGTTAGAATCTCAGGCGGCGGAGAATCCTTTGACGTAACACACAATGAAAAAGGACAATACGAAGTTAAGTCATACGCTGACTCTCATTCTCCATTCAGATTGGGTAATGCAGGTGCAGCTTCTCAATTCGTATGGTTGAGAAAAATGAGACACGTTGCCGAAATCACAGAAGAGATTGTTGCAATTCCAGGTCTAAAAGATATGCACCCTGAAATCTTCAATGCAGCTGCGACCGTAAATTCAAGAGGTGAAGGTAAATCAGCAGCTTCTGATTTTTCTAGAGGTGAAGTATCAAAAGAACTTATTAGCTCTGTGATTGATTTCATTAAGATTGCAAAAGAGCAATTAGCGAATAGGTCTACAGGATACGATATCATTGAGGTGAAATCAACTTCACCCGGTAATCCAAACATGTCTTTTATTATCGAACCCGCAAAGGAAGCAGATATTAAAGCAGGTAAATTTAAGATCATTAAGCAAGTTAATATGGCTGACGTTTCAAACGAAGAAGCACTATACAGAATGCTTGCAAAGAACGAATATGTTAGAGCAGGCGTTGAATCGCTAGTTAAAGACATCAATGATGGTCTTGCAAATGTTGAAAAGAAATACGCTAAAATGAAATTCGTTGTCTTTAGAAAAGAGGCAATGAACATTACTTCAGGGTTGAAGAAGGTTCAAGGAACCGATATTGCATCACAATACGGAGCTGGTAAAGAAGCCATCTTTGGTATGTCAGGAGCCCTACTAAGAGTAAGAGAAGATGCGTAATATATAAAATAAGATATTAAAAAAGACAACACTTAAAAATGAGAGTATTTGAGTCATTTGGAACATTCTTAAATGAATTCTACAACGAAGATCAGGCTTATACCCTGTTCAAAACTTATGGTGGTAGAAACATTGAGAGAAAGCCAGCTTACACATCTGATCTTTTTGGTTCAAACGCTGTTCAGCTGAAAGACGCACAGCAAAAAGAACTAGACCTAACCCACATTCCAGTTTATACATCTAAGGATGTTTGGGGTAAAATGGCACCAAAAGGAATCTATGCTAATTTTGCAAACACACCTACTGAAACGATCTTTATTCTTTGGTTGAATCACGAACAAGGTGAACTTAAGGACTACTACGGTCAATGTGTTTTCGTTGATACTCAAGGCGCTAATTACGTAAGATACGGCTTTGGTATGGACTACGAACCAGATCTAAGCAAATTTGCAATGGGCGTACCAGAATCTCTAGAAAACGAAGTTGAGATTGAAGGCGAAATTGACGAAGCTAAAGGTTACAACATGGAAGACATCAGATATGCGATGCAACAAGTGTTCAGTGAGGTTGGCTTTGATAAAGCTCTGAAAAGAATCTCTAAAGTTAAAGGTGGTTTCCAAATGAACATGTCATCGTACATGTCTCCATCTTCCCTTGAAGGTTATGGCATGATTAAGATGTTTAGCGAAATCATGGGTCACGAGTTCAAAATGGACGTTGATTCATTCACAAAGGGTGGCCTTACATCTATCGTAATCCTAGAAGGTGAACAAATCACCGAAGGTAAAATCACTCTAAAAAGACGTTACACTGACAACTATCCACAGATCACAGTATCTAAGTTTGGTCCAGTCAGAGACAAGATCATCGAAGCAATTGCAGACGGTAAAGTAACGACTGAAGAATTTGAAACAATCATTAAGGAATTCTCTACTGCTTCTAGAAGATGGGCGAAATCAAATCGTCACTACTTCAACGTTTCAGAAGATGGTATCTCACTGTCGAAGTACGGCCAGAGAATCCTATCTAAAATTAAAACAGTAAACGAAAATGAATAAGATTCACACAACATTCGAAAGCTTTGTTAATGAGTCATTAGAGGTTAACGAAGCATTCAAGTCTTCAAAGTTGGCTTCTATTCTTGGCCTATCTTCGGCTAGGAAGGACATAATGAAAGCAGTTTATAATTTCACTAAGGTTAAGCTAGATGAAATTACTGACGATCAAGTGGTTGAACTACACCCAGCTGAGGCTTATAAGACCAAAGCTCACCCTAACGCTATCTTTTTCTATATCTCCGATAATGAGAAAGGAAACCCATACGCTGATCACAGTCAATCTAAATACACCGGTTACGGTACTATTCCAGGTAACACTCTTTTGGCCATTGCAAATGGTAAAAATGAAATGTTTGCAATGGATTACACTAGAGGATGGAATAGATCAGCTCCTTACGAACCAAAACTAAAGAATGCCGGTAAATACGGTAAAGAAGCTTCATCTATAGGCATTGACAAGCAACATTCTGGTTATGGTGCTTCAGGTCTATCAAACATCAAGAGAATTTCTGAGGTTTCAGATAGAGTTCTAATGTTTGATCCATCTATTCTTCCAAGCGCTGCAGATCAAAAAGCTAGCAGATCAGCTGCTAAAGCAGGCGCAACAGCATTCATGACAGATAAGGAATTCAAACAGGAGAACATGAACAGATACAAAATGATTCTTGCAACTAGAGCAGCCAGCGATGATATTGACGGTATGGTTGAAAAGGCAATTGAAACTGTAACTGGACATATTCAAAGCGCTCTTAAGAATAAGACTGCGGGTAGATACGAGTCAATGATCATTGGCACCGACAAGAAAGGTCGCGAAATCTCTATGAGAGATGCCGCTAACGTTATTTCTAATATACTTGACATGTATCAAAGTTATGTTAGATACACTAACGATGCTAAAAATCCTGAAGGTAGTAAATACTACACAAGAGAAGCTTCTACCTACGCTAAGAGCATTAAAGACAAGGTTAAAAAAGTAAATGACATGGATTACGCTTGGTAATCATTAAACCAACTAAAGATTAAACATATCTATAAATAATGAAACACGTAAAACTATTTGAACAATTCATCTTCGAAGCTTCTAACGAGAAGAGAATTAAAGAGATTCAAGCAGAATTGCAGGACATCGAAAAAGAAATGGAAGATGTTCAAGACGCTATGGACAATGGCGACTTTGATGAAGATGAGGCTGAACTTCGCCTAAATGATCTAGACGGTAACAAACTAGATCTAGAAGCTGAATTAGAAAAGCTTAAAGGTGGTGATAAAGACAAAGATCAAGAGAAAGTTAGACCAGTTGTTGCAAAAACAATTCAAATTATTGGAGAATTGAGTTATCAATCTTCTAAATGGTCTGCAATGTTGCAACACGTTCCATCAGATAAGAAAAATTTGATGAAATCTTTGAAAGAGAGAGACGAAGCAGAGGAGACGAAAGCAGATGCAGTTGCAGAAAAGGTGATTGCTAAATGCGATAAGTTAGAGGATAAAATGTCATCGGATATGTTAGCGCTATATTCTTTTGCTAAAGGTGAATATAAATCATCAAGAAAAGCTTTTATGAAAGCAGGATCAGCATTACAAGGTGTAAAAGAGACTTGTAAAGATCTTAAAAAGGGTTGCGATGAAGTTGCAGCTCGTAAAAAGACATACGACGAAGTATTTTCTAAATTTCAACAAGCTCAAGCTAAGTTAAGAGAATTGGCAAAAGTTGCTGGCGTTAGAGTCTAATCTCTAAACAATATAGAGCTATTAAAATGCCAAGCACTAGTAAATCACAACAACGTTTAATGGGAGTTGCATACGCCGTCAAGAAGGGCGATATGCAACTTTCAGACGTTGACGCGACTTACAGAAATAAGGTGTCAGATCTAGTAGACAGTATGACACTTAAACAACTTAAAGATTTTGCAGAAACAAGCCATGAAGGTCTTCCAGAGGTTAAGGAAGATACGATGTTCAGCACGTTGGGTGGAGCGTCTTTATCGAATCTTGGTCCAGGTATGTTGGGTGGGATGGGAGACCCTGTTTTACCCGATGCCGGCTCCGATGGTTCAGGAGATGTACCTGCCGGCCAAGGCGATGCTAAGGAAGAGTATCGTAAGAAAAAGAAAAAGAGACGTAAACTCTTAATGACAATGGAGGAATTCATTGTTGAAAAACAATTAAAGGCATTTTCACCTGATCAACCAGAAGAAGAATCTGTTGGCGGTGGAGATTATGAAAAGGGCTCAGTTCCCATTCCAGATCAAGAAATGATCGAAAAAGGAAATATGCTTAGCAAGGTTCGTCAAATTATTGGCATTGCTAACAATTAATCTGAAACTTTCCTCACGACTGCGATATAAATTACATGGCAGTCAATCAACAACTCTATTTTTTAAAGGCCCTGAACACTATTCGGTCATGTGAAAACATGACTCAATTGGCGGTTGCAGAGTCCGTGATGCAACAATATATTGACATGGAATTATCTTTTGTTAAAGAAGACGAAAACTATGACCATGAATGGCACATGTATACGTTGATGGCTGAACTTTCAACCGCAAAAAAACTTTTAAGTTAATGGGTGCTGAAAATCAAATTGAAGAAATTCTAATGGAGGCTGATGCATACGGCCTTCGTCTAGAGGTGATTGAAACCGCTAAAAAATTCATGGAAGAAGGAATCGAAAGAGTTGAATCGTACGAACTAGCATTTCAAGATTGGGTAAAATGATGACAAATTGGTTAGATTTAGACTATCAAAAACTGTTGAGCGATATCGTTCAAAACGGTAAGATCAAAGAAGACAGAACCGGCACTGGAACAAAGAGCTTGTTTGGAAGGCAGGTTCGCCACGACATGCGAACTGGATTTCCATTGTTGACCACTAAAAAGATGGCGTGGAAAACAATGGTGACTGAACTGCTATGGTTCCTTCGGGGAGATACTAACATCAAGTTCCTCGTTGAAAATGGGTGCAACATTTGGAACGGTGATGCATATAAAGCATACAAAAGTAGGACTAATAATCAAATGTCTATGGATGAGTTCATTGAACTTATCAAAACCAATGAACAATTTGCTGAAATAAACGGTGAGTTAGGACCAATCTATGGTAATCAGTGGCGTGAATGGGGCAGTCAATATGAAACCAATTACATTTTAGGCACTCAAACCAAAAGAAAACCAGGCATAGATCAGATCCAACAGTTGATTGACGACTTGAAGACTAATCCAGATTCTCGCAGATTGATGGTTAATGCATGGAACGTTGAGCAGTTGCCTAATATGGTTCTTCCACCGTGTCACTATGGGTTTCAAGTTTACACCACCGAAATGAGTATTAAAGAGCGTAGATCGCGCTGGGCTGAATCAATCGGGCACAATGATTATTATGCAGTTAACCTAGAACATGAAGATCTTGATGAAAGAGATTTTCCTCGCCGTAAGATTTCATTGATGTGGAATCAACGCTCAGTTGACACGTTCTTGGGTCTACCATTTAATATCGCGTCGTACGGACTTCTACTTACCATCCTTGGTAAGGCCGTTAACATGATCCCAGATGAATTGATTGGAAGTTTGGGAGATACTCATTTGTATCTCAATCACCTTTCACAGGCAAGTCAGCAAATTAGACGTGAGCCATTTGACTTACCATACGTCACAGTTGACATGCCAATCTCTGGCAAAATAGAGGATTTGACACATGACCATATTCGATTGTTCGAATATCAATGTCATGAGCAAATCAAAGCACCGTTAAGTAATTAACTTAACACACTAGAATAAGCCTGAGAGATCAGGCTTTTTTAGGGCTTAGCGACGACCACCTTGGCCTCTGTTCTTCTTCTTGTAGTTTTTACCCGTCTTGTGAACAGAGTTCTTCTTTTTAGCGTGAACGCCCGGTCTCTTTCTTTTAGGTTTGTCAAGAGACATTACTGATGCACTTGCTTTTGCCATTTCTACATAAGTGTGTTATTTGGGTTTATGAGCTATCTATTCGAAAAAAAGTTGCACTTTTTTCACAAAAAGTTTTTTCGGGTCAGATTTATTGGTTATATTTACTTATAACAATTGGTAATAGACACTATGAAAGTAAATCTCAAATCTCTCGCCGTTTCAGCTCTCAGTTTTCTGATCGTAGCTGGCTTAATGAAAGGTTCCGTTCAGGAATTCATTCACTTCGCTGACCCCATTAACGAACTCTTTACCGCCGCCCTTCTTGGAATGGTCGGTATCGCGTCTCTCACAATGTCTTTTGAAACAAAATCAAGTAAATAAATATAATCTAAACCTAAAATAAATTAAAACCATGGTAGCAACACTATCTAACGACGCAATCCTCACGCGGAAAGAGGAATCACTGAATGCACAAGCTCTTCGTAAGACTGTGCCAGTTCGAGACATCAAATTGATCGACGAAAAGACGATCGAGTATCAAGGTCACCGCATTGGAATCACTAATGGTGCTTTCAAGTCCTTGATGAAAATCATTGGAATGAGCAAGCAATTTGCTGATCGCTTTGAACGACTGTTCAATGCTGAAGCTAAAGCTCAATTCATCAACACGGTTAAGAACGCTATGGCTTCTAACCGCGGTAACTTAAGCCAAATCACTTTGGTTTTGAATCCAGTTTCTAAGTTGATTGTCAACTTTACCAAACATTCTAACGAGTTGATCTCAAACTCTCAGTTCATTGAGAATGCAGAAGAGATCATTGATCGCGGTAAGTTTGGAGTAGTAAACTGGACAACTGATCCTGGAACTGGTATCATTACCATCAATGCATTCAATCCTAATGCTTCATGGGCTGTTCCTGGTGATGAAACAGAAGTGTTCCAAGCGGGTATCACTCTTAAGAACTCACCTATCACGGGTTTTCAAGTATCTCCTTACGTAAATCGTATGTGGTGTACTAATGGCTTGACCACCTCAATGGCAGCTGACACTTACAACTTGACTTCATTGACAGCTGATTCAATGGAAAAGTTCAACGAGTACCTTCGTGATCTTGCTAAGCGCCAATTCATGCCAACTGAGTTTGACTCATTGGTTAAGAAGGCCAAGAACACTGCAGCTTCTTTGAAGGAAATGCAATGGGCTCACAAGTTGATTAAAGATGCAGGTGCAGGTGATCGTGCAGACAACTGGATTCCTTTGGCACAAAATGAATTAGCTTACTCTCGTGCTGGAGTTTCAACTAGCGAGTTGAACTCTAAAGAACTTGCTAACGCAACAACTGACCAATCTATCTGGTCTATCGTTAACGGAGTCACTCACTTTGCAACACACGGTCAAGACATCGTTGAAGGTGTACAAGCACATGATGGTACTCGCTTGATGGTTCAAGCCGGTAACATTCTTGGTAAAGATTGGAACCTTGGCAATCAGGTTCGATCTCCCTTCTCCGGTTTTGGAACCCAAGTTGGAGAATTGCTCAACTAATTCTAATTGAAGAGCGGCCTAGTGCCGCTCTTCTTATCTCTATTCTATGAGTATTCTAACATACGCACAAATCTACCTTGGCCTAGGCATCTTCTTTTCACTATTGATGGATCTAATGCATTACAACATTCGCAATGTAGTTGATGAAGAAACCTACGAAAAGAATCGATACACTACGGCTGAAAGACTATACATGATTTTGGTTTGGCCATTGGTAATCTATTCAGTCATTCTAACCCTTTTTAATGGAACAACAGTTGAAGACTTAGAAAATAAAGTTGAAGCCGAGAAAAAGAAGTTAGAAGATCTTAAAAAGGAAGACGATGCTGAGAATCAGGCTTGAGACATCACCCTGGAACACCCGCCAAGAACAACTTAGAGACAACCCATGGCAGATGATGATCGTCTGTATGATGTTGAATCAAACCAACTACAAACAGGTAGAAAAAGTACGGTATAACTTCTTTGATCGATTTCCAACGCCTGAGGAATTGATGTTTGCATCAGATGAAGAGATCATTGAAATCATTCGATCTCTTGGATTCTATAATCGACGAGCTAAACAATGGAAACAATTTAGCCGCGAGTGGCTCGAATTAACAGACACTTTCAAAGATCCTGTCACCATCCCTGTGGATCGGTTGGGAGATTTAACAGGAGTTGGTAAGTACGCCCTCGATTCATGGAAGATCTTCCAGCTGTATGATTATTCAGTTGATCCGGAAGATCACGTTTTGAACTGGTACATCGATTGGGCTCGTCAAGAGGTTGAAAAGATTGAACGAGAGCAAAACGAACCCAAAGCAACTGTGGTCTATTACTTACACTACGAAGATGAGCGTGAAATGCAATCAGCGTGGAGTAAAAGACAAGATTTCGTTTGTTGCGTGTGGGCTCGAACTCACAGAGAGGCAATTGAAAAGACCAAGAGAATTGCAGGCGGCAAGCACATCAAGATCATGGGTCTCGCCAATGGAAAACCCGAGTGGGTCAATGAAACTAAACACCTTTAATTACGTATAATCTATATGGAAAACAAATCAATTGCACTAGAAGCTCACGAGCTTATTAATAATCGTTCAGAAGAAAAAGATCGTATGTATGGCCCCTTCTCTGAAGGCATGGATCGTGCAGCGATGGTCTTCAACGGTATGACAGGTTTAAATGTTACCGGTCGTGAAATGTACATGGCTCTAATCGCTCTTAAGTTTTCACGTGAAAGCTACAATCACAAGCGCGATAATCTCTTAGATGCGGTTGGTTATATTCAAGGTTTAGAAAACTACATCAACGAGAAGAATGAGTACCCAATTACTGAGTAAAGGAACCCAAGTCCACCATCCAAAATTTGGACGTGGATCCATCAAGGATTTCTACGAGTTTTATAACGTTATATTCGTTGATGTGGTATTTGAAAACCATGGAAATGAACCAGTCTATGTTAAATTAGACGACTTAAAAACGGAGTAATGAAAAGAATTATCGAACATTTTGAATCTAAAAGGTTAGGTCACAAACTACACCAACTTCAAAAGCGCTACAATCGAGCCATCGAAAACGGTTACACTGAAAAGGCTGAAGCGTATAAACGAAGAATAAATTCAATGGTCGAAAAACTATCACATATCAAAGGACATGGAAGCTAACTTCACAATCAAAAAGAACGGTCAAGAATTTATGACCGCAGACAAATTAAACTGGATTTCTTACACGGCTAAAGACAAAGTTGGTAAGAGAATTGAAACCAATCCAGCCCTAAATTATGCAATGGCGCTCGAACTCGAGGTTGCAGATATTAATTCATTAGATCTAGCAAACTTGAAAAAAGCACAGGTAAAAAACTCAGCTGCATATACAAGCCCATTGATTACAAGTGTGGTTGAAAACTCAAGAGAGTATGTCAAATTCGAGTGCGGAGAAGACGTGTTTGAAGTATTGATCAAAATCAATACCACTCCAAAGCCTCGTACATCACCTGTAGGCCCTGCAATGTAATGGCTAGAATGCCTAAACTTGATGAGTTTCACTATCATGAAATGACAGATCGATTGAGCGTCATTATGATGGTGATTGAAAACAATTTGACTCAGCATCCAGTTGCTAAGTTGAATAAAGACATTCAAACGCTAATTGACGAGGCTAACGACAAACTGGCCGAAGCGTATCAAATAGCTGGAAATCTTGAAATAAAATATGAAAATGATTAAAGATATTTTTAGAAGAATACAACGTGTCATCGACTTTCTACCCATGATTTGGAAGGGTTATGACTTTGATTTCCGTTACTCAGTAGAATTATTCAAGCACCAACTTGAACGTCAGGCCAAGTTCTTTGAATCTTCTAAATCTTATCGTCGTGATTCTCTTCATCAAGCTTCTAGAATTAGAACTGTCATCAAACTAATGGACATTGTATATGATGAAAAGTATAATGACGAAATGGCAGTCATGATGGAAAAGATATACGGCGAGCAAAAGTTTGAGTTTATTGAAAACAAAGCAACTGGCATGTATTCTCTTGACATTAGATGGGAAAAGGCAGTTGATGATCAACACAACGAAGAGATCATGCAAATTTGGTCAGAGCAGATGAAAATAACTGCATATAAAACCAAACGAGCCCATGACATCCTGTGGAGAATGATTGAACATAACATAAGATACTGGTGGGATTAAACAAATCCCACTTCGTGTATAAAATAACTAAACGTTTCTTAAAATGAAGATAGCATTAGTACTAGCTAAAGGAGTAGAAGGATGTGGATTGACTCGCCACACCATTGAATTTTACAACTGGTTGATTAAAGAAGGTCACGAAGCAACCATTTACGCAGCAACAGAAAAGATGTGGCCTCGTCACAAGTCAACTGACATTATTGCAACTAACTTTAAGCGCAAAGACATTCCTAAGGTCGCTAAAGAATTGAACGAATGTGATGTGGTCTATTACACTTCATTCCCTCACAAATCAGTAGGTGATGAATTTAACGAAGACTTTATCGAACATTGTGTATATGGTCTAACCAAACCAGTAAAGGTTGGTAACTGCCTTGACCACAACATGGCGAATCTTAATAAGAACCATCGCTATTGGGAGATCATGAGTCAAATGGATGCAATGTTCAATTACTCGTTGACATCTAACTTCGCAAACAAAATGCGTGAGCACGCTCCAAACACTCCATTGATTGAGATGAATCTCAATCCTTACGATTACGATGCTTGGAAGCCTGTTTGGAAATCAGCTGAAAAGCAGACTCGAAGAATCACTTACTTTGGTCGTTTCGCTGGATTTAAGGATCCATTCAGAATGTTTGATTTGATGAACCTTTTGAAAAATGAAGACGTGGTAACTGAAGCTCGAGGCGTTGAACGTTCTATTGGTGCCCTACCAATGTTCTTGAACGATGATCGCACTCCACGTCAAGATGTATTTGAAGTCCATGACACGAAGAATCCAGTCACATATCCTCAACTCACTGATAAGGTCTACATTTACGGTCCTTATAATCTAGCTGAAGGTATGGGTGAGTTGTCAAACTCAATGTTTGGTGCAGAATTCTTTAACCTACCCGAACGCCTTTACGGCTCAATGATTGAGTATGCAATGTGCGAGGTAATTGCAGCAGGTACCATTCCTTTGTTTGATAAACACTGGGGAGATCACGTTATTCACCGTACTGAAGGGGTTCCTTTCAGTCAACTAAAAGATTTTGCAATCTTCGTTGATAAGAATAACGTTGAAGCTTCAATTCCTCAGATTCTAGAATTGGCAGCTGATCACAAGCGTCGAGATGAATTCAGACAGAATTCATTCCGTCTAGCTAAATTGCACAATGCACCTGAAGTTGTTAACACTGATTTGTTCAATGCTATCGCAAGTGTTAATAAAAGACAAACAGAAAAGCCAATTACTTTACAAACAAATTCACTTTTCTAAGTACAAGATATATGGCAAACACAGATAATAAATGCTCAGACCTTAACGTAGAAGATTTCTACACAGGCGTTGAAGACACCTTTGGTCTAATCTACAACAAGCAAAAAGAATTACAAGCTCGCCTTGGATTTGACTTCACAGGTTGGACCCTTAAGCAGATTGCAGACTTTTGGATGGTCAACAAGCACGCTCTAAGTGATGAACTAAACGAAATGTTCGATTCACTAGGAGGTGTTAACGATGGAATTGGTTCAGCTGCATGGAAGTACTGGAAGAAGGATAACGCTAAGGCAGTTGACATGAAAGTTGAAGATCTTAGTGAAGCAGATCGATTGGAACTCTACTATGAGTGGGTTGATGGCTTGCACTTCTTCATGAATTTCGCAATTTCAATCGGTATGACTTCAAAAGATGTAGTCAACCTTTACATGGCCAAGAACGCAGAGAATCACGATCGTCAAAACCGAGGATACTAATGTTATTAGACGTAGAACAAAGAGACAAAGAAGTCATTATTTCATATTACGACAAGGAAGGCAAGGTTAATTTCAAGCGCTACCCTGTTGAGCAATTTAAGAACTGGTACATCACCGATCCAATGGATCGTTATAAACATGAGACCTTGACAAACTGGGACGGTCGTCCTATCAAGTTGGGTCCTGCTCGCCAGTTCAATAAGTTCTCTTTGATCTATTACTTAGACAATTTACCCGAACGAGACAAAGAAGAAATCTTTGCATACAATCTTCCTCGTACATACTTTGTCGATATTGAAACCGAGATCGTAGATGGTTTCCCTAAAGCTGAAGAAGCCAAATCACGAATCCTAACATTCTCAATCATTACGCCAGAACGTAAGGCCATTGTTCTTGGATTAGAAGAACTTTCTCTTGAAAAAGTTAAGAAAATCGAAGCTGACACTAATGAATACTTCAAACAATTCGATCAGGATTGGACCTTTGAATACCGTCAGTTTAAGAATGAACATGACATGGTGGCAACATTCATTTATCGGTTCTTACCTAAGTTTCCGATGATGACGGGCTGGAACTTTATCAACTATGACTGGCAATATATCGTTAACCGATGTAAGCGTCTCCAGATTGACATCAAAGAAGCCTCAATGACTCAATCACTTGATAAGAATGATTCTAGACCGCTGCACATCGGCATCTTAGATTACATGCAATTGTATGATAAGTACGATCGCACGGTCAAGGTAAAAGAATCTAATGCTTTGGATTATGTATCTGGTCAAGTACTGAAGACAAATAAGATCAAGTATAATGGATCCTTACAGGACCTTTACGAGAATGACTTTACAAAATACGTATTCTATAACGTAGTTGACTCATGTCTAGTCTATTATATAGATCAACAGCTTAAGTCAATGGAAGTTCTATTGACCCTGGCTTCAATCACCAAGATGCCTCTCTATAAAGCTGCATCACCAGTTGCTGTAACGGAAGCTCTGATTGCACGTAAGATGTCAGCCCTTAATAAGAGAATTGGATCAGAACAAAGAGATGAAGGTTCAAAGGATGGCCAATATGCTGGTGCTTATGTTAAAGAACCGGTTGTTGGTTTCTATCAAGGTGTATCTGCATTTGACTTTGCTTCACTGTACCCCTCAATCATGCGACAGTTTAACATCTCACCTGACTCATATAAAGAAATCATTCCAAAGTCTGAGATTCCTGAAAGACGAAAGAATGAAGATGAAATCGTCTGTGTTAACGGAGTTGTGTACGATAAGAAAGATTCAATATTGAAGCAAATTCTTTCAGATCTTTACACACAGCGTAAAGAATATAAGGCAAAATCTTACGAGTATTTCACTAAAGCTGAAGAAGCTAAAAAGGTACTAAAAGGATTTTAATCAGTTATTATATTTAGAGCCCCTCGTAACAGCCATGATATATACAATGTATCGTAAAGTTACACCCCGGGTCCATCAGTTCTAATGAATTAAGGACCCTTTGTCGTCTAATAGCAAATAGTAAAAAAATACGTTTTTTAAAAAATGTCAAAATCTCAATTATTTAAAGAAAGAATAGAATTTAAGCCCTTTGAATATCCAATTTATTACACAGAGGGATGGCTAAAACAAGCACAGGCCTTTTGGCTTCATACGGAGATTTCGATGCAAGGCGACGTGAAAGATTGGAATGAAAATCTTTCAGCATCTGAAAAGAATTTGGTCGGTAACATTTTATTGGGGTTTGCACAGACTGAATGTGCAGTTTCTGATTATTGGACCGGCATGGTAACCAATTGGTTCCCTAAACATGAAATTAAGCAAATGGCAATGATGTTTGGTTCGCAAGAAACCATCCATGCAACAGCGTATTCATATCTAAACGAAACATTAGGCCTTGAGGATTTTAAGGCATTCTTACATGAGCCTTCAACAGCTGCACGTTTTGAGTTCTTGATGGGTACTACAGCGGATTACACCCATGAAGATTTGGCTAGGTCAGCGGAAGCTCGAAAAGACGTTGCTCGTTCATTGGCTATTTTTTCAGCCTTTGCCGAAGGAGTAGCTCTATATTCTTCATTTGCGGTTCTATACTCGTTTCAAATGAGAAACCTTTTAAAGGGTATTGGTCAGCAAATGAAATGGTCAGTTAGAGATGAATCTCTTCACTCAAAAATGGGATGTCAATTGTTCCGTCAAATGTGTGAAGAGTATCCAGACCTAAGAAATGCAGTACAATCACAGGTTGAAGAAGCTGCACATCTTATGGTCGAAATGGAAATGAATTACATCGATAAGATTTTTGAAGCTGGCGATCTAGAAAATCTAAATGCATCAGACTTAAAAGAGTTCATCAAGAAAAGAGCCAATGAAAAGCTCAATGAAATTGGTTATGAATCTATCTTTAAGTTTGATGAATCAGCAGCCGCAGAACTTGATTGGTTCTATCACTTAACAGGCGGGCATACGCATACAGACTTCTTCGCAGTACGCCCTACGGATTACTCAAAGGCTGGTGAAGATGAAAACTGGGATGAAGACGATTTGTTTTCTTAAACAGATTTGAATCTAGCGGTATAAAGTACATAAGAATTATAGAATGGAAGAAATTAATCATGGTGAATTTTTAGGATGGGAAGTTGGAGTTGACTTTCCAATATGGGCCAACACTGAAGTTTACGTTAAAACAGTATCTAAAGGTTATCTTTTAGAAGGTGAAACACCAAAGGATGCATATTGGAGAGTTGCTACCACTGTAGCAAAGAGATTACGTAAGCCTGATTTGGCTAGTAAATTCTTTGATTACATGTGGAAGGGTTGGTTGAACCTAGCAACTCCAGTTTTCTCAAACACTGGAACCGAAAGAGGTCTACCAATTTCATGTTTTGGTATTGATGTAGGCGATTCAATTCAAGAGATTGGTAACAAGAATCTTGAAATGATGCTACTTGCAAAACACGGTGGCGGAGTTGGAATTGGAGTTAATATGATTCGTCCTGCAGGTTCGAACATTTCACAGAACGGTACGTCAGATGGCGTAGTTCCTTTTATTAAGATCTACGATTCATCGATTCTAGCGACAAATCAGGGTTCAGTTCGTCGAGGTGCAGCATCAGTTAATATCGATATCGAGCACGGTGACTTTTGGGAGTGGCTAGAAATTAGAGAACCCAAAGGAGACGTTAATCGTCAATCTCTAAATATGCACCAATGTGTTGTTGTCTCAGATTCATTTATGATGAAGCTTGAACAAGGAGACAAGGAAGCCCGTAAACGATGGGCTGCAGTTCTTCGTAAGCGTAGAACGACCGGCGAGCCTTACATCATGTTTAAAGGTAACGTTAACCGTCAAAATCCAGATGCTTACAAGAACAATCAGTTAAAGGTTTTTATGACCAACATTTGTTCTGAGATTACTCTTCATACTGACGAGAACCACTCATTCGTTTGTTGTTTGTCTTCAATCAACCTTGCAAAATACGACGAGTGGAAGGACACTGATCTGGTTTACACTGCAACATGGTTCCTAGACGGCGTCCTAGAAGAGTTTATCACACGTGCAAAATACATGCGTGGCTTCGAGAACTCTGTTCGTTCAGCTGAAAAAGGTCGAGCACTGGGTCTTGGAGTTCTTGGATGGCATACGTACCTACAAGAAAGAGGTATTGCATTTGACGCAATGGGCGCACAATTTGAAACACGTAAGATCTTCTCTCAAATTAAGATTGAATCGGAACGAGCTTCACGAGACATGGCAAAAGTGTATGGCGAGCCACTGTGGTGTGTTGGAACAGGTATGAGAAATACACACCTTCGTGCCATTGCCCCAACAGTTTCAAATTCAAAACTGTCAGGAAACGTATCAGCGGGTATTGAGCCATGGGCTGCCAACGTTTTCACCGAGCAAACTGCAAAAGGTACATTCATTCGCAAGAACCCAACCCTTGACACGGCACTGAACATGATCAAACTAAACTCTAAAGAAGTTTGGGATCAAATTTTGATAGATGGTGGATCGGTTCAAGGAGTAGAATCTCTTGACAAGTGGTACGCCAAAGAAGGTGAGAAATTCACATACATCAATCAAAAGGAATATGATAAACTTTCTGAAATTGAAAAAGACAAGTGGGTTCCATTCAAAGATGTATTTTTGACCTTTAAGGAAATCAATCAAATGGAATTAGTTCGTCAAGCTGGTATTCGTCAACAATACATTGACCAAGCGGTTTCACTTAACCTTGCCTTCCCTAACGAGGCTGAACCCAAGTACATCAATCAAGTTCACCTAGAGGCATATAAGCAAGGCGTTAAGACATTATACTACATGCGAACAGAATCAGTGCTAAGAGGAGATATTGCTCAACGAGCAATGATTGACTGCTTAAGTTGTGATGGATAGCATTATTTAAGAACCCGCTTTGAGCGGGTTTTTTTATGTGAAACAAATTACCAATTTTACTATACAATAACTAAACGAAAATAATTAAGCATGAAAATTCAAATCAATCGCGTAGATCAGAACCAATTCGTAGAGTTCGTTAATCGCCTGAAGTCAATCGATTCATTCCTGTACTTCAAGTTGCGTAACGGTAACATTCAATCTGCGGTTTATCTACCACAACGTGATGCAGTTAAAATGCATTCACAGCCAATTTCAGAGTTGTTCACTGTCGATGGTGATCTTCCTGAAGGTAAGGAAATCAAAGTTGCTTTCTTTGACGCTAACAAAGTTCTTGAAGCAATTAAGATGTTTGGTTCAGATCAAATCTCAGCAGAGATCGAATTGATCGAGAACGAAGAAGACTATGTATCATCTACAATGAAGATTTTCAATAATGAACTTGAAATCACACTAGTTTGTTCTGAACCTTCTCTTGGTTTCAAAGATCTTACAGATTCTCAAATTGAAGGCATCTTTTCACGTGAAGGGTCGGCATTTGATTTTACGCTTGACACTTTCACACTTGGTAAAATCAAGTCACTGTTTAATCTTGATAAAGATGAAACGTTTGAAATTAAAGCGAATGGCGAAGGTGTTCGAGTTAAAGGTAAGACTTATAACTATCAAGCAGGTTCAGAGTACAATGGTCAATCAGCTTCTGCAACCCTTTACAAAAAGTATTTGAATCTTCTAGACCGTGAAGAGTACGCAGTTTACGTATCAGCAAATAAGGTTGTTATGAAGTCTAATGACTCTAACACATTGTTGACGATTGCTACTTGTCAAACGGCTGAATAATGACTTTAGAAGAACTAAAGAATACTTCCCTAGATCGACTAGGAAAAGACGAGCTACAAAGCTTGGTGGACTATTATCAAAAAGAGTCCGCCAAGTTTACGGCTTATGAGCAAGCGGTTAAGGTAACGCTAAACTCAGTTTACGGTGCATTTGGTAATAAGTGGTTTCACTTCTTTAATCTAGATATTGCCGAATCAATTACCTTACAGGGTCAAAACGCTATCCTGTATTCTGAACAAGTATTAAATAAGTACTTTCATGATTTTTGGCATAAAGACACTAAGTTACACGAACACATCGGCGTAACAGTTAAAGGACAATGCCACCGCCCATCTGTAATTTACATTGATACTGATTCGTGCTACGTACAGTTCGATGAGATGTATAAAACATGTGAATGGACAGGAGAACCGATGACCATTGATACATTCATCCTAGCAGTATACAATTTTAGAATTAAAGAGTATATTGTTAAAGCAATGGAAAAGTATGCAGTAGCAGCCAACACCGATAACTTCTTAGTTTTTGAGCTAGAAACAGTGGCCTACTCTGGCATTTGGATGAGTAAGAAAAAGTACATTCAGGATATTGCGTGGGATGATAAGATTCCTACGACTGAACGCCATAAGCCACTGAGTAAAGTAAAGACCATTGGATTTGATACCATTCAATCCTCTACTCCTACGTTTGCTAGGGCTAAATTAACAGAGGCCCTTAAGATTATGTTTAATGAAGAGGCTGGCCCTACAGCAGACACCCTTCAAAAACTTACATCATTCTTAAGCGAAGCCAAGAAGCAGTTCAAGATGGCCAAGCTCGATGAAATTGCGTTCAATAAGAGAACAAATAACATTGAAAGATATATTGTTGATGATCATATTGAATTTCAGTTTGGTCTAAAGTGTCCGCCCAACGTAAAGGCTGCAGGATATTACAACTTCTTGTTGAACAACAACCAAAAATTCAAATCAAAGTATCGACTGATTGGTAATGGTGAGAAGTTGAAGATCTATCACGCAATTGATCCAGGTGGAATTTCAGACGTATTTGCATACCTTCCAGGAGATCATCCTTATGAATTTGCGCCACAGGTTGATTACGAAACACAGTTTGAAAAATCAATCATTGATCCCTTGAATCGATTGTTAACGTCAGTTGGATTACAGTCCATTAATCGTAATCTAATTTACTCAACTTCTTTGTTCTAAACAAAACACATTCACGTAGTATAAATTAAAATACACTAATCATGGAAGATAATAAACTCATGACCCAATTAGTTGAACTTCACACTGAAAATCCAAACGACATGGAATTTGGAGCATCTGTTCGCAAACTAGTATGGGATTACATCCAGCAAAACAGTCCAGCTTACTAAAAATATGGCACTCAGACCAAGAGACCTTGAAGGTCTATCACAAAACGAAATATTCTTTGTTGAACGATATGATTTCATTTACCGTGAGTTGAATCGTCTACAGGATAACATGTCAAAGATTGAAATCGAGACAGGTAAACTATTAACAGAGCTTCAAGCTCTTCGAGAAAAAGAACAACAAACCCTAGAAAACAATGGCGAAGAAATTAACTGAATTCACATTTGAAGATCTTAACGCAGAGTTGAAGGACATCAATCCGTTAGGTTCTATCATGGAACACTCTTCTTTTAGTGAAGTTACAGAGTGGATCGACACCGGCAACTATAACCTGAACGCATGTATCTCAGGGTCTGTGTTTGGCGGATGGCCAAATAATAGAGCATGTTCGGTTGCTGGTCCTTCAGGAACGGGTAAGACATATTTGATGTTGAACACGGTGAAGAGGGCAATTGACATGGGCTACAGTATCATCTATTATGATTCTGAAGCTGCGGTGGATCGAGATCAAATGAAGAAGTTTGGCATTGATACAAACAAAGTTAACTATCAACCCGTTAATACGGTTCAAGATTTCCGTACTTCAGTCACCCGCATCACCAAGAAAATGCAAGATGCAAAAGCATCAGGCGCAGAATTGCCTAAGATCCTAATTATTCTTGATTCTGCCGGTAACCTTGCAACCGCAAAGGAAATTGACGATGCTGCATCGGGGTCTGATAAGTCGGATATGACACGTTCAAAGGTTCTAAAGTCAATCTTTAGAATTATCATGACTCCGATGGCAGATCTAAAGATTCCTTTCTTGTTCACCAACCACACATATCAATCACAATCCTTTATCCCAACTCAAATTGCAGGTGGAGGTACAGGTCCTGAATATGCAGCGTCAATCGTTTTATTCTTGAACAAGGCACAATTGAAAGAAGGAGATCAGAAAGCAGGTATTATCGTTACTGCGTCACCTAACAAGAACCGTTTCGCTAAACCTTCAAAGATCAAGTTTCACTTGCACTTCTCTAAAGGCATGAACCGTTACGTTGGTCTTGAAAACTACGTATCATGGGATATTTGCGGTGTCGATCGAGGAACTATCGATCCTAAGACCGGTGAGAAGATCTTAAAGAAAACTGCACGCACTTGGGTTTGTGAACACCTTGACGAAGCAGTCGATAACAAAGACTTCTTCACTGATAAGGTATTCACGACTGAGGTTCTAAAGAGAATCGATGCACACATTCAACCGATCTTCAACTACAATATGGAAGAGATCGAAGATATAAACATTGATGAGATCTTAGAAGATGTTGCTAACGATTAACGAAGATCGTCTCCCAATTAAATTTATCCTAGGGATTGAAAAGGATCTGGAAAGTTATCCAGATCCTTTTGACATCTTACATTTCTATATCAATCTGGCCTATCGTAATCCAGATCGTTATAAGGATAGTTTTACCAAACATGCTGTAGTCCAATATCACTTCAAAGACTTTTCACCAGAAGTGATCGATGCATCTCTAAATAAACTATTAGAAGAAGGTTATTTAGAACAGACTAAAGATCAACCGGGCAAAGAAGCCTACAAAATTATAATAAATCCATTCGAATGATTGTAGTAATTGATAACTTCGTAAAAGATGAAATGTTGCTTAAAGATATTGCAGCTGATCAAACTTTTTTTGCCGATCCCGGTGTTTATTATTACTGGGGAGGATGGTGGGATTCATCAGCTAATACAATTAAGAAAAGATTGATTGAATATATTTGGGGACATAATTGTCCAATCAATGAGAGCTTTAATATCAATGGATTTGAATATTGGACTGGAATTCAAACTGCTAATCCAGAAAAAGGATTCAAAAATATTCTTGGAAATCATTACGATAAAGATGAAGCTTGGTTTGAAAAAACTGGTGCTATTGTGATTCCATTAATAGGAACAGTATATTATCCAGCAGGTCAAGAATTTGAAGGTGGAGAATTAGCAATTTACACAGACGGAGTGAACTCTCCACCTGAGATCGTAAAGGCTAAACCTAATCGATTAATTATCTTTGGAGCAGGCAATTATGTTCATGAAGTTAAACCAGTAACGAGTGGAACTCGACATGCAATTGCAATTAATCTATGGGAAAATGAACCATATAGTAAACAAGTTGGTCAATTTCGTATAGAAGCCTAAAATATACTCAATAATGCAGTTCGGTCAAGATTTTGAAAAGATATTCTTTAAGCTATCTCTACAGAGGGTAAAGTATTTAGATACCATCAAGGGTGGTTTCTACACTTCTGAAGAGATTGATCACTTATCTAAATTAGCTCACAAGTTCTACGAGCGGTTTCACGAGACTCCTTCTAAGGATCAGATGAAGCTACTCGTTAAGAGTTCAAAGCAAAAAGAAAAGGTAAGTGATGAAATGATTGACCTCATCTATGATGTCAATCTACATGAATACGATGACGAATGGTTGACCTCAACCGCAGAGTCTTGGATCAAATGGCGCAACTTCAATGAATCTCTCGCAGATTCAATCGAGTTCATTAAGACCACTACAGTTACACCTGAAAACGTTGATGCTTTAGTCAATAAGTTTAAAGGTCTAATCAATGACCGTAACTCAATTAACTTTGATTCTAACCTGGGTCTAGACTTCTTTGACCCTAATGCCCACGATCAAAAAGAAACTGAAAAGGTAAGTTCGGGTTACAACTTTATTGACCGTCTTCTTGGCGGTGGATATGATAGAGGTGGTAACTTAATTGTTTACGTTGGTGAACAAAACATCGGTAAGTCAATCTTTCTAGCGAATGATGCTGCAACCGCTGTTAAAATGGGTCACAACACTGCGGTCATTACTGCAGAAATGGCGGACCATAAGTTTGTAAAACGTATTGGTTCAAACCTTCTATCAATTCCAATCAACGAGTACCAGGAAAAGTCAAAGAATAAGGACTACATTCAACGTAGATTGGAAACTGTTGGTAATGGTCTAACTCCTCCTGGAAATCTATTCGTTAAACAGTTTCCAACTTCACAGGCGACGGTTCTCGATATTGAATCGTACCTCAAACAAGTTGAAGAAGAAAAGAAAGTAAAACTAAATGTAATCGTAATTGACTACATTAACATTCTTTCAAATTACAGAAATCCAAACTCGGAGAACACCTATCTGAAAATCAAACAGATCGCTGAAGATCTTCGTGCAATGGGAGTTCGTAACAATTGGCTAATTGTTACAGCGACACAGATCACGCGTTCAGGATATAATGCATCTGACATCTCAATGTCTGACGTTGCGGAATCTGCAGGTCTATCACACACTGCAGATGTAATGTTGGGTATTATTCAAGATGATTTGATGCGAGCGAACTTTGAGTACTGGTTGAAAATCCTAAAGATCAGAGATGGTGAAGGTAAGGGTACAAAATGTAGGTTGATAATCAACTATAATATGATGAGACTAAACGAAACCGAGGACATCACCGGTTCAAACATACATACACTATAAGATATGTCACGCGAAAGACACGATAAAATATTTGACAACAACTTCGAATCAACTGAATTCGAATTGGATGGCTCCATGACCTTTAACCTCAGTCCACAATGGACTGATGATCGACCTGAAGAAGAAAAGATTCAACAGCGAATCCTACAGGAAAAGATTCACGCTCTAATTGAATCTTCACGATTCAAAACCTTTAATGATCTAGACGAGTTCTCAGATTCACGTAAGTTGAAGAAGAACGACATCAATAGCGTTTATGATTACATTGAAGGAGAACTTGTACGTAACCACTCTAGAATTGAAATCTTTTCTGAGTTATGCGATTACTTTAACGTTCACCCAACCAAGTTCTATAATTCCCTATCAAACACCTTTAAGGAGGGTTTGATTGAAGAACTTGACAACAAAACAGGAATTCTTAAGAAGAAGAACATTAACCGATTATTCTAATGATCGATCAGAAAACACTTCAACAACCCGTTAAAAGGGTGTGGATCCTAGGTGATATGCACTTAGGGGTTCGTGCCAATTCTCAGGAGTGGTTGGAAATTCAACAGGACTTTTACGATAAGGTGTTTATTCCAACCCTTGAAAAGAACGTTCAACCTGGTGATGTGTTGGTTCAGGTTGGTGATGCATTTGACAATCGTCAGTCCATCAACCTAAAGGTTCTCCACTATGCAATCAACCTGTTCGAAAGACTGGGTAAGATTCTACCTACACATGTTATTGTTGGTAACCACGACATTTGGGCCAAGAAATCTAATGACGTGTCTGCGATTGATTCAATCAAGTGGATCCCAGGTGTACAGGTTTATAAAGACCCGATCGAATATAAGTGGTTAGACAAGAAGATCTTACTGATGCCATGGAGAAGAGACGTTGATCATGAGTCTGAAACCCTCGCTGAGTTTCCTAACTCTAACATCGTTTTCTGTCACTCAGAAGTACGTGGCGTTGCATTGAATTCAAAGGTTAAGAATGAACACGGGTCTGACTCTCAAAACTTTGATCGTTATGACGCAGTGTATTCAGGTCACATTCACTACCGTCAAAAGAAAGGACAACTCCGAATGGTTGGTACTCCGTACCAACTAACCCGTTCAGATTCTGGAAACCCTAAAGGATTTGACCTGGTTGACTTGTCAACAATGGAAGAAACCTTCTTTGAGAACAAGTATTCACCCAAGTTTGTAAAGTACAACATTACTACACTGTACAATACCACTCTAGGTGACTTTAAGAAACACATTGACAATAACTTTGTTGATCTGTACATTCCAAGTTCGATTGCACAGACTGCATCCCTTGGCACCCTAATTCAGAAGATTCAAAAGTCCGCTCGACGAATCGAACCCAACATCTATCAGGAACAAGACATCATCGACAAGGATCTGTATGATATGGATGAGATTGAAGGACAGTACAAAAATTATAACATCCAACACCTATTCAGAACCTACGTAGATGGGTTACCTCATGACGATGAAATGAAACAAAAGATACATCAGACTCTAAAAGATCTACATGACAGATGTGTCTATAACTACGAGGTAAACACTGAGGAAGGATGAAGATTAAGTCGATAGAGTTTAAGAACATCGCATCTTACGGAAACAAGGTTCAAAAGATTGAATTCTCTGACGATAAGGCGGAGTTGTATTTGACCCTGGGTAAAAACGGTGACGGTAAGACCACCATTGCGAATGCAATCATCTTTGCCCTGTATGGTAAGGTTGAAGGTGTTCGAATGTCAGATCTTCCAAACCGTATTAACCGTGAATTATGGGTTCGTATCAAACTTCAGTGTGGTACGATGGACATTGAGATTGAACGTGGTCTTGCACCCTCTAGGTTCTCAGTCCTAGTTAATGGGGTTGAGTTTGACAAAGCGGGTAAGAGATCAGTTCAAGAGTATCTTGAAGAAGAGGTGTATGGAATTCCATATCACGTATTCAAGAACATTATTATCCTATCAATCAACGACTTTAAATCCTTCTTGACCATGTCCCCAATGGACAAGAAACAGATCATTGACCGTATGTTTGGGTTCTCAATCCTGAACGACATGCAACGAACCGTTAAGGAGGAACGTAAGAACCTAAAGACGGATATTGATTCGTATGACACTGAACTGCGACAGATTGAAGAATCAATCGTTCAGGTTAAAATGAAGTTGAATCAATTACAAGCGGAGAGTGATGAAAAGTCCAAGGGTCAGATTGAAAAATTAAAGTCACAACTGGTAAAGTTTGATGACAATCGTAAGAAACTTGAAGAGGCAAGAGATCAGATCACTGACAGGATTGGCACGTTTGAAACTGATCTTGAAACCAAGACCTCAAGTTACACCAAACTAAAGTACGAACTTGAATCTGCGAAGAGAAAACTGTCCCTATACGAGAACAACACCTGTCCAACTTGTGAAGCACCTTTAGATTCTGAATTTCACGTTCACAAGAAAAAGGAGTACAAAGACCGAGTTAATGAAACTCCAGAACAACTTCAAAAGGCGGAACAAGAGGTTCAATTAATCAAACAAAAGATTAATGATACTCGTGTTAAAGAACGTGCGGTCTTAGATAAGGTTTCAACCCTGAATACCAACATTCGTTCAATCAAGAATGAGTTGATTAAGATCAAAGAAACGGTTGGGGCATCAGAACAGTTTGAATCCTTGAACTCCCTAATTCGTGAGTTTGAAGACCAAGAGGTTCAAAAGAGTCAGGATAAGTCTAAACACTCTAATGATTATCAGTTCTTAGAGTTGATTGAATCAATCCTAGGTGAAGACGGTGTGAAGAATCTAGCGGTTAAGACTATTCTACCTGGATTGAACACCAACATCGCTGCAATGGCGAACACAATGCACCTTCCGTTCCACATTCGATTCAATGACAAGTTTGATTGTATCATTACCAATCACGGTGAAGAGGTTAACCCAATGACCCTATCAACCGGTGAACGTAAGAAGGCGGATTTCATTATCATCATTGCCATCATCAAGATCCTAAAACTCAGATTCCCACAATTGAACCTTCTATTCCTTGACGAATTGTTGAGTTCTGTTGACCAGGATGGTGTTTACAACATCTTGAAGATTCTATCACAGGTGATCAAAGAAAACCAGATCAACACCTTTGTTATCAATCACACCGTTCTACCTCACGAAATCTTTGACAAAAAGTTACAGATCTATCGTGATAACGGGTTCTCGAAGTTCGAGATAGAGTCCATCGAATAAGATATATAGTGTATGGCAACATACAACGTAAAGTACAACAAGGATGACAGTGTTATTAGACACTTGATCATCGGACTTCTTGCAGACCTTAACAACAAAGTTTACTTCTATCGTCAGATGGATGCAGATACTCGAGTTGAGGTTGACGTGCCATTCTATTACTCTATTTCTGGAGATGAAGACTTTTTAAAGGATCAGTTTCTGTTCTTAACCAAGGACGGTTTGAACTGTGCTCCAGGAGATGTTAGAGCGGATGGCAATTATGACATTGTTCCAAGAGGTGTTGCAAACCTAACTTCAATGTCAATTGATTCTTCTAAACTGGTTAACAAGAGAACCAGGGGTGAATACGCTAAGATGAACGATCAAGGTGCTATGGAAGGTTACACAGCGGAGTTTGAGATGATTCCGGTCAATCTTTCATTTGATATTGAGATTATTACTTCCTCACAACTAGATAACTTTAAGATCACTGAGATGATCATTAAAAGGTTGTATAAGTCAAACTACTTTAACGTCGAGGTTGGCCACTTAGATGAAGGCACATATAGAATCTCTTCATACTATGCAATGCCCGAGGACTACACAACCGAGAGACCAATTGAATTTACATTCGACTCTAAAGAAGGTTACAAAATTACTTTCTCAGTTGAAGTTAGTTCATTCATTCCATCGTTTGAATTTGAAACTGAAATGCACATTGGTAACAGAATGTTTGAAATTCATTCTTACACCACTGAAACTGCGCCCGACAGGTTCGATAGAACTAATGTATCCAATCCCCCGGGCATCGTAGATTAACTGATATATAGTTAAAGATTAAAATAAATCACTCAAAGATGATTATTTCACCATTTTTCCAACTAAGCGAGAATCAAGTTCTAGTTGCAGTAAGAAACCTACCTTATGTAGTTAACACTGAAACTAACGAGATCTCAGAAGCAGAAGGTCAAATCCCTTCAGAATTTACAAGACTTGTTGAAGCTCTTTCAGCATTCAGATTTGAAAACAATGAAATCAGATGGTTTCATGGAGTTAACAGAATGAGATACTCGATCGAAGAAGGCAAGTTCTTCTTGGGTAATAGCGAGATTTTATCTGAATCTTTCGTTAATCACGTTTTGGCAGCCGGTGTCATTAGATACGAACATAAAGAGACCGCTGAGCTATTCGTTGAAGCAGCTTCTAACGTTGATAAGTACATCGCTCTAGATTTCGTTCAGACATTTGAAAATGCTAATAACGTTGTAGATCTATTCAAACTAGAAGAAAACGTTTACACATCTACGTTCAACAAATCTACAAGAATGCAGAAGTTCACAAGAGTTAACACTGCAAATACAGCGATTGAGTACGTAACTGAAAAGACTGGTCTTGACGCTTCAATGTTCCTATCTAATCTATTAGAAGGTGAAGCAGCTGATAGAGTTGTAACTCTTAAGAAGATCGAAAATCTAGAAGAAATGATTCACTTCTTAAAGGATCAGAGAAATCTTCTAGCTGACGCAGACAGATCTATCGATGAAATCAAAGCAGCTGATGCTCTGATTGAAGGTGAGATCAAGAAGATTGAGGCAGATATTGCCGAAGTCAAATCTGCACTTTAATTTACTTTAACCCTACACGAAAAGGCCAGGAATAAACTTTCTGGCCTTTTAGGTGTATAAAAGGTATCAAATAATACACAACACAACAGTGGCTAGAAATTATCTTAATAACAAGGATCTTTACAACGAGATCGTTAAGTCAAAAGATCAGGACAAATTAACTTCTGATGCTGAAAAAATGCTGATGCTTTTGGCGGATCGAGCCATTCGTAAAATGAAATACGTCTACGATGAAGATCGAGAGGACTGTCTTCAGTTTGCGCTACTAGATATGTTGAAGTATTGGAGAAACTTCAATCCACAATACCCTAATGCATTTGCATATTTTACAGAGATTGCAAAGCGAGGTTATGCAAAGGGTTGGAATAAGATTCATCCACAAAAGTATAAGGGCACACTTTCAATCGATCGTGCAGGTTATAGAACCGAAGATGGAGAAGGTGGAATTTACACAATTTAATGTCAATTAAACGGGTTAAACCTACTAAGAAATCTGGATTCATCCAAGGTTACTATAAGCCTCACAACTTAGAAAAGTATGTGGGTCCGCAACCCGTTATTTTCAGAAGTTCATGGGAACGTAAGTTCATGATTTGGTGCGACACCAATGAAAGAGTTCTAATGTGGTCTAGTGAACCGATTGAAATCAAGTATTGGTCAACTCTTTACAAAAAAGAAAGAACCTACCACCCCGATTTTTACATTAAGATCCTAAAGGAAGATGGTTCCCAAGAGCAATTGATTGTTGAAATCAAACCCGAAGCTCAAATCACTAAGCCTGAACCACCGAAGACAAATTCGAAAAAGGCAATTGACGGTTATAAATTCTTAGCCGAACAGTACGTTACGAATCGTGATAAATATATTTCAGCTAAAAAGTATGCTGAAGACCGAGGTTGTAGGTTTGTTGTTATGACAGAAAACTCGCTTAAGTGATGGGAGAAATCAAATCTAAAATAGCAAAGTATTCTAAGGATAATGGAGGTAAGACGGCTGCTCGAAAGGCGGCCGAGGTATGGTATAACAAAGCTTTAAACTCTTTTAGAGATAAAAGTGTTGCTAAATCGAAAACTTTACCCTTTATTCCCGGTAAAATATATGTTTTCAGGTATGATAACCCGAAAACAGAACAATATCTTGCATGGTGGGACAGAAATCCCGTTGTGTTAGCGCTCGATCCAGTAGCAGGAAATGATTGCGGAATCAATCTAAATCTATTACCGGTTGAAATTAAAGAAAAACTGTTAGACGATATTTACACACGTCTCAGTGGTTCTATTAAGACACTAACGACAAGAGCAAAGGATGATGCCAATGCTCAGGGTCGATTACAAATGACTTATGCAGGTGCAAAAAGTTATTTAGACAGATACGGGTTTGGATTTGCTGTTAGGCAGTACATCCCGATGTTGAAAAGAAAGCAAGCGGTTGTTAGTTATGAGAACTGGCACCTAATTGCGTTGTGCGATTTCATAGAACTAGAAGGAGCTTCATTAGCTAGCATTCAGAGACAGTTCAGAGATTACAACAAAAAATGAAGAATATATAACGAGAAACTAGTTTTTAACACATGGCAGGTTTTGTAGAAAATAGAAACGGTCCCCTATCGACGGGCAGAAGACCATTCACTCTTAGTGATGGTCTGAAGCGACTTTCGTCGTTCGGTATGTATTATGATGATTTGGTATTGCGCCAATCTCAAGCAATCGGACCAATGGAAGCGCAATTCGGTTACGGTCAGATCAACCCGATGGGTGTTGACAATGACGACATCTATGCTGCGTTTGCAGCGTTGTCGATGACCGACACCAACATGAGAAAGCAAATTCCTTTCTTTGATAAAAACTATCCTGCTAAAAGAGATGAGCTTAGAAGATTCTCACTTCATGATGAAATTGAAGACATTCTTGACATTCTTTGTGATGAGACAGTTGTCTATGATGAAAAGAACTTTTTCTGTTATCCTGACATCATCGGATTTGATGTATCAGATGAAGTAGATGCTTATTTTAAGAGAGCATTTAGAGAAATCTATCAATACTTTGGTTTTAACCAAGATCAATCTGCATGGTACTATTTTAGAAAGTTCCTGATTGATGGTTACCTAGCGTTTGAAATCATTTATTCACCTGACCAAAAGCAGATCATTGGTTTTAAAGAACTAGATCCTGTAACCCTAATGCCAGGTTATAATAAAGAAGACGGTAAAAAGGTTTGGATTCAATATAAGGATGATCCTATTAAGGAAAGAGTTCTTTATGATGCACAGATCATTTACATCTCATACTCTTCAATTACAACTGCATCAAGAGTTTCTTATGTAGAAAGATTGGTTAGAGCATTTAACCTAATGAGAATCATGGAACACACCCGAGTTATTTGGGCAGTGACTAACGCTTCATTCAGAATGAAGTTTGTGATTCCAATGGGTGGTAAATCAAAAACACGTGCTAAGCAATCTCTAGCACAATTGATGAATAACTATAAAGAAGTCGTTGACTTTGATTGGGAATCAGGTACACTGACAACCGACGGTAAGCCAATGATGCAGTTCAACAAAGAATACTGGTTGCCTTCAAAAGAAGGTGAATCACCAGAGATTGAAACCCTAGGAGGTGATGGTCCAGATCTATCAGACACGGAAGCTCTTAAGTACTTCTCTGATAAGTTGAAGCATGTATCTAAGATTCCATTCAACCGTTTCATGTATGAAGATGGCGGTGGTGAATTCAACCTTGCAGCTGACGGTATGATTAGAGACGAAATCAAGTTCTCTAAATTTGTTAGACGTTTGAGATCAGCTTTCCAAGAAGTTCTTGTAAAGCCACTGTTCATCCAGTTGTCTATTAAATTCCCAGAGTTTGCAGATGATGCTGCATTTAGAACTCAAATCGCTCTAAGATTTAATGAAGAGAACATGTTTGCTGAACTGAAGAACATGGAAATCATGGAACGTAGAATTGACTTCATCGGTTCATTGAAAGATAACCTAGTTATTACTGATCCTGCAACGATGGAAGAAGAACACTACTTTGATATGGACTTCTTAGTTGACAGATACTTAAAACTAACTCCAGACGATAAAGCAGCTAACGATGCATATAAAGCTCGTAAAGAAGCTAAACAAGCTGGTGAAGATGATCCAGACCCAATGGCAGCGATGGGCGGAGGAATGTAACACACAGATAAATAGACTATGAAAAATCTAAAGACATTTGAACAATACTGGTCTTCAATTACTGAAGATGCTATTAAAGCCGGAGAAGAATCAGAAGTTGTGATCGACGATATGATTACAACCGATGGAACTGAAATCTCTTCAGAAGAGATCTTAGGCATTGTAATATCTTCTGAAACAGAGGAAGAAACAGTAGATAAAATGTACGATAAGTTTGGTCAATTATCATTTTCTACTGAAGACATTGAAAAGATCAAAAAGTATTTCAATGATTATCAAGCAGAAGTGAAAGAGAAAGAAAAAGAAGCTGAGAAAGAAGCTGATGGTGGAGATGGAGAGGAAGATCCTCTAGCAGATCTATAAAAAATCATTTTTCTCTTTTTTCATCAGGATATATAAACCAAATATACTATAAGGTTCATGAATCAACATAATCTATTGATCCTTGAGAGATCATCGAATACACTGGACTTCAAATCAGAAGGAGGTTCATACGTACTCGAAGGTATTTTCGGAGAGCTGGACAAAAAGAATAGAAACAATCGTATCTATACAGCTGAAGAATACTTACCACAAATCGAATCTCTACAGGAGAAAATCAAGTCATCTAAGCTATTAGGTGAGCTTGATCACCCACAAAAATTTGACATTTCTCTAAGAAACGTTTCACACGTAATCGAGGAACTTCACTACGATCAAGATTCTAAGCAAATCAGAGGTAGAATCAGACTACTAGACACAGATGCTGGAAAGCAAGCTAAAGCTCTAGTTGATTCTGGCATTCCATTGCACATCTCTTCAAGAGCTGCTGGTGTTGTTGAATCAGACGGTAAAGTTAAAATCAAGCAACTTTTCACTTACGATCTAGTTGCTGATCCAGGTTTCGAGAACGCTGAACTTGCAAGAGTAAATGAATCTTACGGACTAGCTAACGACGATCTAATTCAAATCTATGAAATTGGAGGAGTTGCTACTCTACTTGAAACAGAAACTAAAATCGAAAATAACGATACAAACATCATGGAAAACAAAGCTAGATTTATAGCGGTTGAAGATTTCAACAAGTACTCTGCCTACCTTGCTGAAGAGATCAAATCGCTTAAAGAAGCTCTAGCCGCCGTTTCTACTGAGACTATTGAAGAGAAGATGAAAGCTCTTACAGAGTACGTAGAATACGTTGCTGAAAGAGCTGACAAAGGTATTCAGTACTCTGAGTACGTTGCAGAAAAATTAGATGGTAACATCGAATACTCTAACTACTTGGCAGAAAAGTTGGACCAAGGAATTGAATACTCTGAGCACATCGCTGAGTCAGTAAATAACGTTAAGGATTACGCTAATTATTTGGCAGAATCTTACAACGAAGGTGTTACTACAGGTGAGAATGTTCAAAAGTATCTAAACTACCTAAAAGAAAACATCGAGTCAATCTCTGAATACGCTGATTACATTGCTGAAACTATTAATTCTAACCTAATCGTTGAAGAAGAAGGTGAAGGAGCAGCAAAAGATCACGAAGAAGCAGCAGACAAGAACGAGCTAGAAAACGTTGGTGACAATTCAGCTGAAGGTTCAGTTGATGCAGCTGGTGAAGAAGCTGGTGTTGAAGCTGAAGACCTAGAGGCTGACACTAAAGAGGTTTACTCTGAAGATGACAAGAAAGAACTTGACGCAGCTGATCAAGACGCACCAGAAGATGAAGGTGAAGAAGCTGCTAAAGAAGTTGTTGAAGCTGAAGAGTCAGAAGAGACTGAAGAGACTGAAGAAGTCGAAGAAGGAAGAGCTTTCGCTGCTGCAGCTAAAGAAGCTAAAGATAAAGGTGAGAAAGAATTTGAATTCGACGGTAAGACATACCCTGTAACAGTTAAAGAAGGTGAAGAAGTTGAAGAATCTGCTGAAGGTGCTATCGACGCTGAAGACCTAGAAGCTGATATGGACGAAGTTTCTTCTGAAGACGATAAGAAAATCACTAAGCAAGCTGATCAGGAAATTCCATCTGAAGAAGATGCAATCACCGATGACGCTCTAGAGTCTTACAAAAGAGAAATCTCTGAGAAGCTTTCTTCTCTAATCAACAAAGCTACTGAAAAGAAGACTAACGATCCTCACTTCTTCAAGTTTGTATCTGAATCTACTAAGACAAGATTCAACGAACTAGAAGTTGAAGACAGAACTAAAGTTCTTTCAGCAGTTGAAGGTAGAGGTTACCTAACAGAGTCACAAATTGTTACTCTAATGGAAGGTGCTCTAGTTGAAGTTGCAGGTCAAACTACTCCTTACTTTGTGGAAGCTGCTCCAGCTGAATACAAAGAGATCTGGAATAACCTATCTGAAGCTAAGAGAAATCAATTATCTGCTCAAGCTAAGATGGTGAAGCTTTCTACTCCTTACCAAGTTGCTAACTTCTGGCAAACAAGAGATCTAAGAGAAGTTGCTCCAGTTATGGAAAAGCTAACTATGATCACAGAAGCTAAGAAAGAAGAAGCTCCTAAGAAATCTATCGGTTACGATGTAACTGGTATTGGCGAAGAAATCGCTAAGAGATTTAAGAAGTAATACTAACGAGCCCAGATCCATTGGGTCTGGGCTCTTCTTATAAAACATAATCAGGTAAATAAAAAATCATATTTTTCATTTTTTTCAAAAAAATCTGAAAAGGTTATCAAATTAACTGAATATATACCCTAATCGACAAGAACGAAGAAGCAAAACGTTCAAGCATGTCGAATCAAAACCAAACGCCAAAAAAAATTATAAATTACAATGGCAAATTTAATCAATGAAGCTGAAATCAGAGCAACATGGGCTCCTATCATCGAGTCTGCTACTGGTATCAACGATTCAAACAAACTAGCTTGGATGTCAGAATACTGCCACAATCACAAGCTTTATGAAGAAGCTACACTTTCTTCAGTTCTACCATCTATGGTAAAAGGTATGGGTGCAGTTTCTTTCCCATCAGCATTCAACACTGCAGGTTCTGCAGGTGACGGTTCTGGTGACAAGTCTCCATCACTACTTCCTCTAGCAATGCAAGTTGCTGCACAAACTGTAGGTCTAGATCTAGTTCCTGTAGTTCCTATGGCTGGTCCAATGGGTCTACTTTCTTACCTAGACTTCGTATACGACGGTGGCGCGAAGAGAGATGACGCTAAACTAGCTAACGTATACTACTTCTCAACTGATTCAGGTACTGGTGCTGATATCGCTGGTGGTGCTACTCACGCTGCATACGAGTTCGTTGGTACTTCAAGAATCGACGGTAACGACATCTACAAGGTGATCGGTACTGCACTAATCGATGCTAACGTACAAGCTGACTTCAGATTGGCTGTAGCTGTTCCAGCTGCAACAGTTGAACTAGTTAAGGCTCTAGAAGACCACATTCCTGGTTTCTCTGCATCTAACGCTGCTGGCGATCCTTTCAAGAGAGAAGACGGTGAGAGAAAGGCTGAGAACATCATGGGTCTATCTCTATTCTCTAAGTCAGTTGCTGCTGAAACTTTCCAAGTTGCTGCTGCAGTTACTAGAGAGCAAGTTCAAGATCTTAAGCAATTCGGTGTTGACGCTGTAGCTCAAGTTGAGGCAGTTCTAACTAACGAACTAACTCAGTCAATCAACAACCTAATCCTAAGAGAAATGAAGGTTCTAGGTTACAGAAACGTTAAGTCTGTATTCCCAGCAGCTCCTCTTAATGTACTTGGTAATTCAACTGGTTTCGACCTAAAACTTCCTGCTGCTGCTGATCTAGCTGGTGGCGAGACTGTTGCTTCAGTTCACAGAAGACTTCTTTCACAGATTCTAGCTGCTGCTAACTTGATCGCTAACAGAGGTAGAAGAGGTGCTGGTAACTTCGCAGTTGTTGGTCCACAGACTGCAACTGTTCTTCAAGCTGTAGCTGGTTTCGTTGCAAACCCAATGGCTAACACTATCTCTCAAGCTGCTGGTGCTATCTACCCTGTAGGTTCTGTTGCTGGTATCAATGTTTACACTGATCCAAGAAAAGCATGGGACGATTACACTGTAGTAGTTGGTAGAAAAGGTGATGGTAACTCTCCAGGTCTAGTATTCATGCCATACCTAATGGCTGAATCAGTTCAGACTATCGCAGAGGGTACTATGGCTCCTAAGATTGCTGTTAAGTCTAGATTCGCTCTAGTTGAAGCAGGTTTCCACCCAGAGACTCAGTACGTATCATTCGAAGTTACGAATGACGCAGCTGGTGCTACTTGGTCTAACCTACTAAACCTAGCTTAATCTTTAGATTTAGTATAATCCTTCTTGAAGGGCTCCAGAAATGGAGCCCTTCTTTTTTTATAGGATATATAGGTTATAGATAAAAATACATCTACAACTATGAAATTAAAGATGAAATCTGCGATCAAGCTTTATGAATCTTTCTTAAAGGAAGGTGCTGAAGCCCCTGCCGCGGCAGAAACAACGTCCGCTACTTCAAGAGAGGCGGTTATTAAAGATGTCGATACTATCATCACATCACTAGAAACTCTAGTTTCTCAAGTATCTGAGGAGCTAGAAGAAGAATTCAATACTCCTGAAAAAATTGAAGAAGCCGGCGACGACAACATTATCGTTCAATGGATTACTTCAATGAAAGCCGTTAAAGCTCAAAAGAAGGTTAATAACATTAAGGTTAATAAAGTTGCTCTTGAGATTGCAAGGGATGAAGCTCCAAACACAGAGCAAAAGAACAAGATCAAAGACAGGGAAACCCTTCTTACCAGTCAAATCAAATCTCTACAAGATGCTGTCAATGATAGATTTGCTAACAAAGGAGGTTTAGTAGATAAGAAATTATCAAACGCTAAAATTGAAGGAGAGCTAGCAGTTATCAAAGCTCACTCAGGTGCAGGTATTGATAAAAAAGAAGCTGGTGATTTAAAGCAAAGAATGGCCGATCTTCAAAAAAGATACAAAGAAAATGAAGCTGCTCTAAAAGAGCTTGAACCTTCTGAAGAAGATAAAAAAACAGCTGCGAAATCTGCGCAAGATAAAAAGGATCAAGAAGCAGCTGCGGCGGCGAAAGCTAAAAAAACATCCAATAATGAACCTCAACAGGAACCTGAACAGGAACCTCAACAGGAACCTCAACAGGAAGAACCTAGAAAAGACGATAACATGGAGGCAGATATTGCTCAATATGATCAGAATATCAAAGATGAAATGGCAAGAGAAGCTGATCTTAAGAAGAAGCTAAAATCAGTTGAAGACGAAAAGGCAAAGTCAACCGATCCCGAATCTTTCGACGAAAAGATCATCAATATTAAAGCCGAAATCGATAAGTCTAAACAAGATATTAAACAGATGAAAGATGCTAAATCTGCACTGGTTAAAAAGACTGCTACAAAAGAATCATTGATTCTAAGGGCTGAAGAATTGGGTTTAAATGAACTTGCTTCTGAAATTTCAGAAAAAGAAGAATGGCAACTAAACGGAACACCTTTATATTCCAAGTACGATGCTAAAATTAAAAAGGTAGAATACTCTAATTCTTTAAACGAATCACGTTACACTATTAACACAGTTAAAGATAGATTTGCAAAACTAATCTAATCTCTTTCGAGGATTAGCATTCTTTTTGAACACTTTCATCAGCTCCTTCTGTTCATTCAGGAGGAGCTGTTGACATTTTTGGCGAAACTCAAGTGAAGATTTCAGTACACTCTGGTTAATGCCAACCTCAAGGGCATCCCAATACTCTGGGTGTACAAAGTTTCGAGCGCTAAAGTCACCCATCTTAGATTTGATCGGACGTCCAGAGATTGCGCAAGCCCAATCGATCGATCTATAAGAATCGTATACATCGTCGATCTTTTTAAGATCACCTTCAATCCAGTCATAGAACAGCTTGGTCTTGTGACGATCATTTGAACCTCTGAATAATCCTAATACAGCCTTCAGTTTCTGCTCATCCTTTACAAAGTCTTTGATGTTTGGATGTTCTAGTAGAAAACGCTTATGTAACTTGGACAGGGTTTCAAACGCAACTCCATGTTTGCCCCTGACCCCGTCTTTATATTTGATGTGCGGATATTTCTTAGCGTATGCCATTGAAACTAACTGTAAGCTGTGAGGTATAACCTCTGTAAACGTGTAAATTATGCAATCATTGACGCAACTCTTTACTGAAAAGTACCGTCCAAAGAACTTGGACCATTTGATTCTACCCGAACGAGTGATGAACAAGTTCAAAGATGGAATCCAACAGAACATGCTGTTCGCTGGAAGCCCAGGGACTGGTAAAACATCAACTGCTAAGGCAATTGTCAATCAGTTTGAGTTACCTTACCTATATATTAACGCTTCAACAGATACATCAGTTGATGTTATCAGAACTCGTATCACTGACTTCTGTTCAACCATGTCAATCCTAGATGACCGAAATAAATTCAAGGTAGTTATTCTTGATGAGGTCGATGGTGTATCTGATCAGTTCTTCAAGGCTCTTCGTGCTACGATGGAACAATTTGCTTCCAACTCACGATTCATTGCAACATGTAACTACATTAACAAGTTACCAGATCCAATTCTTAGCCGATTTGAAGTCATTAACTTTGACTTTGATAAGAATGAAGAAGCTGAATTAACTAAGAAATACATTCGCCGCGTTCATGAAGTTTGTAAAGACGAAGACTTGACGATTGAAAAAGATGCATTGGTTGAGTTTGTTCGTCGTAACTTCCCAGACCTTCGCACAACTTTAAACAAACTTCAAGGTTATAAGTCACAGGGTACCACTTCAATTGGTATCGAAGATGTAAAACGATTCAACTCGGTCTATAAAGACGTGTTTGAACTCATCTTTAACGAAATGGATCCAGTGAAGAACTATAAGCTTCTCGTTAGTGAATACTCTAATCGTGTTGATGATGTTCTACAATCACTAGGACAAGACTTCATTGAATACATCAAGCAAGAAAAAACACAGGCTGCAAGATTTATTCCTCAAATCATCATTGTTGTCGCTGAGCATCAAGCTCAACGAATCAATGTGATTGATCCAGTTATTACAATGTTGTCATGTATTTACAAAATACAAACAATTATTAAGCAATAATTTCCTCGGGTCACCGGAATTTGTTATATTAGCCCTATAAAGATAAAAGTTATGAAATTAGGCAAACACACGTTAATGATCGATGGCAACTACTTTGTATACAGCCGTCTATATGTCATGCCTCGTAGCAAGTCCGGTAAACTGTTAGGAGATGAAAAGGAAAAAGCACAGTTCATGCGCAAGCTGTGTATCGATATTGCCAGCGAAATTCGTAAAATGCGACCTTTCATTGATCAGGTTGTTGTTGCTGTTGATTCTAAGTCTTGGCGTAAAGATCTGTTTCCTGAAGCTGAATACAAGGGTACTCGTGTAGCCGATGACTCAGTCGATTGGGATGCAGTGTATAGTGTATACGATAGCTTTCGTACGGTTCTTCAAAAACAGGGTGTTATTGTTCAACAAACTAATGGTGCCGAAGCTGACGATATTCTGTTTGCATGGGCAACTGAATTAAACAATCAGGGCCGCAATTGCATCGTATGGACAGGCGACCGTGATCTTATTCAATTGGTTGATTACACCCAAGCCACTGATGGTTATACTCTTTGGTACTACAACACTAAACGTAATCTTATTGCATTTAACGGTTTCACCGCTCTATTAGAGGGTGAGTCTAATGATACCAAGTCTGATGATGACTTACTATTTAACCTATCAGGTTCTGACATCGCAGGTAGTCTTAAAGATGATATTAATGATTGGGTTAAACGTAATCGCGTTAGTATTGAAGAAATAGATTCACGTGAATTTCTGTTCAAAAAGATTCTTATCGGTGATAAATCAGATAACATACCTTCAGTTGTCACTTACGATAAGCAAATGAATAATGGCAAGCATCGTACCTTTTCAATCACAGAAAAGCAATCTGAAAAGATTCTTGCACAATATGAAAAAGACTATGGTAGTTTTCAGGTAGAACATTTGTTCATCAAAGAAAATCGTCAGCACATGTGCGATGTAATCTATAGGTCGGTTGGTAACTCAAACGTAGAACAGATTGCTTCTAATTTGATGCAAAACATTCAACTAATGTTTCTTCACGTTCGCATCATACCAGAACCTATTCTAAAAGCAATCTATAAGGAAATCTCTAAGCCTTATGATAGTCCTAATTTCCATAATCTATCACAGATGGAACGCATCCTTGAAGGAACGGGCTTTACTGATCGCGATAAACAAGTCGTACCCAAAGGAATGGATCCCTTTAGCGGTCTAAAATTAGTTGATGAAAAGCCAAAGAAGGAAGATCAACCTAAGACTAAGAAGCTGAACGAATTGTTCTAAACTTAACATATTTACGGGGTATAATTAATATGCTGGACGAAACTAAATTGTTCGACTTCATTAAAATGATGTTCGAAAAACCCAAAGAGTACGATGCTATTAAACAGCATAATAAGAAGCGTCATTTCTTTATGATCAATCGTTTCTTTTCGATTAAGTTTCCTGATAATGCAAACGCGTTCAATCTTAACGGTATTGAAGGTTCTCACGTGGTTGATAGTTGGAGAATGGTCGCAGGTAGATTTAAAGGCGTTCCAGGTTGGATTTACACCAAGACCAAAAAAGCTTCACCGTCTGCAGCCAAAGTAAAAGATCAATATATACCTTCAGACGAAGCAGTTAAATTCTATATGACCAAAAATGAAATTGGCAAAAGAGAATTTGAAGAACTGAAAAAGTTTGCGCAATTTGAATTGTACAAAGACCTTCAAATGATTGAAAAATCAATCAAAGTTTATTGATGAAAATATACAACTCATCCGACTTCGTAGATGTGATTGACGTGACGCTGTTCAAGTATAATCACTATGATAATTTGATTTGGACTAAATGTCTGAATCAGTTGGACTACATGAGGGTTGACGATGAATCTATTTTAGTTACTCCATATCAATTGGAGACGATGTTTGAATATAACTTTGAGAAAGAAATTAGACGTATTAAGGCCATCACCTTTGAGTTGATTCACAAGGATGCTTCATCTCTATTCTTTCTTCACAAGATTGTTGAAGATTTTGGCAGATTAAAATGGATCAAATTAACACTTTCCAAGCGTAGAAACTTTAGTAGAGTAATTGAAGATTTTGAAAATACAACTCGACAAATAAAGTATTCTTATAAGATTCTTAGAGCGACCGTTAGATTGAGCGAATTTATTGATGTTCATGAAATTAAAAAGATCAATCCACTGTTGAGATCTGCTGGTTTGATTGGTGAAAAGCCATACAACTCAATGCCTATTAAGCGATTGACTATGGGAGTTGAAAGTATTTTAGGTTCAGAAGACATGTCTGATCAAACGGCCGAATCCCTTGCAATGATTTTAGACATCATTGACCATAAACTGGAAGGTGATAATCCTGAAGTACTTTTAGTCACGGATTGGTGAGATATATAAAAGAAAGTCTCACTTTCTGAATGAAAAAACTACGCGAATTACTAAAGGATTTTGGTAAGCGTGAGGAGTTGGTTTACATTGTTGTTCTGTTATGGATTACAATGGGAGTTCTTGGAGCTTATAAAGATACTGATTTCACTCAACTTGCAGCCTACTTTGGTTCACTAACAGCATACGTTGCAACTTATATCTGGGGAGAGTCTCGTAGGCCAAGTGAAAAGACTGGTTTAATGAAAGAGGGTCCAAACTCTAGACGAGAAGTAATGATATACATTATCGTTGCTCTATGGACCATTGTTGGTGGATTTGCAATATGGTTTAAGGCTAATTTGAGCGATCTAGCAGTTTACTTCGTATCACTTACGGGTTTCATTGCATCTTGGATTGCGGGTGAAGTTTACAAACCTCAGGATATTGTCAAATCTAAACCGGTTTCAAAGCCAACTTTCAGTCAGAAACCATCGGTTCCAAAGATCATTGGTGAAGAACCTTCCGACGAGGCCAAAAACATTGAAGTATAAATAGTTTATGGTAACTGGCTCAACAGCAAATGAGATCGGAGATTTCATCATTGGAAAACTTGTCGATCCGTATGAAAACGTAATTCGTGTGACAGATTGGTCTATTTTGGCCGGTCTAAGTAACGATTATACGGTAGGTAAAATTAGTTTTACTGAAGGGTCTACGACCGTTTCAGGGTACGGTACTAATTTTAATCTAAGTCCTGGTGATTCTATCATCGTAGGTAATCACGTACTTGAAGTTGCACTTCAAGTTACTCCACTTCACATTGAACTTGCTGATCCAGCACCTTTCACTGCATCGATGGCAACTTTCATGATTTTGCCAGATGCAAACAATGAGTTTATTTACGAATACCGATGGTCTCACACTAATGAAGAATTCAGTGAATTCAAATTATTGACCAAAGATATGAATCCTGGTGATCTGATGTTTATCGCATGGGATGGAACGAGACCACTTTGGATTGACGTTAAAGGTACTGTTGATCGTTTAACGCTAGGTGCGTCATTAACGATGATCAGTATTACGTTCACACTTGAAACCACTGAAGGAGAAATCATAGCTTGTCCACAGTATTGCTTAGGATGCGATGATCCATATTCATATATTGGTTGCGCCAACATTAAACCATGTACGACTGATGAAAATATCTTTAAGCCATACGAATTAAATAAGAGCGATAATCTGTACAGACAGCTTGTAGAAATTTCAACTGACATCTTTGGATGGCCAGTAAGATATTACAGAACTGAACCCGATGAAAGAACCAGAGACGTTACTTTCATGGAGTATTCTTTGTTTAACGTAGTTGCCCAAGGAGACGTTAAAGTTTCGGTTCCAGATAATGAAATGCCAACACAACAAATCAATTACGACATCTTCGGCATGGGCTTTGAAGATTTTGAAATTCACATTGCTGACTATCAATTTGAAAAGACTTTCGGACCATTTAAGAGACCAAGAGTTAAAGATTACTTGTACTTCCCAAAACTAAACAGGATGTACGAGGTCAAATCTGTGTCACTGGCAGATGAGTTCAATGTTAACCATACATACTGGAGAGTGATGCTAGCGAAATATCAAGATCGTTCGGCGGTTATCAAGTCTCCAGAGGCAGAAGCAGAATTGCAAGACCTAGTAGTTGGAATGGATGACATTTTTGGAGCTGAAATTCAGGACGAGAGCAAAAAGGTTACAAAGCCGCAACAACTTCAAGGAGTATCTCATATTTGGGAAGATGGCGTTAGAACTGGTGCAAATGCCCTAGTTAAAATAGTTGACTATGATTTGAAAAACAGATGGACAATTGTATCTAAGCATCACTATAATCTAAGTACTGTTCCAAATGATCAGACTGCAGTTGAATATATTCAACCTGCAAAACAAACGCAAGAAGAAAACTTAGCATTTACATTCTGGGTTCAACCGACCTTTGATAACTTAGATACAACCAAATATGTTTTGATCCAAGGCGAACAGTTTGGCGTTGGTTTAACGGCAAGACTTTCATCATCAAAATTAGAGTTGATGATTAATAATCAACCATACACTTTCATGCACGGTATGATCATGTCAACTGACGAATGGTATGCGATTGTTATCAATCTATCAAACGACTTTAGAGAAATTGGAGTGTATATGTACTATCTAAATGAACAACTCAATTACGTTAGACCACAAGATGGTAATAACAACCTTGAACTTCAATTTAGAGAAATTAGACCTACAACACAATCATTTATTTGGGATGTGGATAGAGGTTATCAATTAAGAGGTGGTAAATTAAAGATGACAAACATTAGAATTTGGAAAAAGACCATTGAGGAAGAACAACATTCCAATGTGTTAAACCAATCTCTAGTTAGAGACGCACAATACGCATTGGTGATAGATAACGCCATTCCATCTCTTTCGTACCAACGATATAGAAACGCAAGATGATCATACGATACTCTGAATTTCAAGCCCTATATGAAAAGGGAGCTAAACTTGACGGAGTTGCAAGTCAACTTCTAAAAGATTGTTTTAAGAAGTGGGTCACTGACCATAAATCTGGTAAAAGTCAAGGTAGCTTCTATCAGCAAATAGAACTTCCAGGATTGGAGTTTGATTTTGACGCAAACATTCATTTCAAGTCAAAGGGATTTGACATTCACAATACAACCGGAGCAGACGGTCGAGACATCGATGACGATGACGAAGATCAAACACCTTACATCATTATTGACTTTGACGTTAACCCAAAGTGGTTACCAGGGTATTGGTCTGAAATTTATATGCACCTTGCAGATGTTATTAGACATGAAATTGAACACATCACACAAGACGGTCCAAACATTGGCAATTATAGGGGTGGTAAACCGAATGAAGACGATCAACAGATGAGACTGTTAATTAAGTCTGGAATTCTACCACAACACATGTATCTATTGCTACCAAAGGAGGTTGATGCAAATCTTCAAGGTTTAAGATACGAAGCCAAGAAAAGAAAGATGTCAATGATTGATACTGTCAATCAATACTTAGACACACAGGATTACCTAACCCCTGAAACCAGAGAAGAGGTGATCAACCACTGGAGATTCAGAGCCGAAAAGATCGGCGGTATTCCGAAGTTCTGATATATACTACCAGAATAACTTATTACCATTATGTCGGATAAGAAAACTCTTCGTTCCCAAGCGGACGAGATTAGAAATGAATTGGATAGTTTGATCGGAGACAATGAATCCCTTGAAGGAATCATTGACGTAGATCCACAGCTTCCAGCACACCATAGACCAACATTTAACTTCTTAGAGGTTAAAACTGGTGCAGATAAACAGGCTAAAAAGACCATTGATGCCTTGATGAGGTTCTATCTAGATTCCGACATCATTGAACATAATGAATACGTTAAAGCCAAGAGAAAGATGGACGAGATGACGATGTCATCTCTAGTGTATCAACTCCAAGCGGGTGAAAGAGCACTAACTCGTTTATTAGAGACCATCGAGGATGGCGACATGGCTCCTAGGATGTTCGAGGTTCTTGCAACCCTACAAAAGTCAATGTTGGACATCATCAAATCACAAACGATGTATTTGATGGCAACTGAAGAATCAATGAAGCGTATCGCTAGAGATTCTGAATTATATCAGGAAAAGACAAATCGTCAAATCTCTGAGGACTTTAACAATGAAAAGGGTTCATCTAACGTTCAGCGTGGAACCAAAGATCTGATGTCAAAGATTCAGGCTTCAATCGCAGGTAACGTCGAAGACGCTGAAATTGAAGAAGATACAACAGATAACACTGAAGAATGAGCGATTACGTAGGAGATAACGTTTGGATCCCAAAGGATAACGATGATTCCACCGCAGCAAAACTAGTATGGTCATCTAAAAAGGTATCTGATCTAGTAGTTGCGATGGACCAGGGTTATCGTCCAAAGATTTCTTTGCCCTTCTATGAGGGTAAACAATTTCTACGAAAGGGTAACATTGTATTTGAATACACTGACGAAGAAATTCAAGAACTTGCAAAATGTGCAAGTGATATTGTATACTTTGCTGAAAAGTATGCAGTGGTTATGACTGACGAAGGTATTCGTAAAGTTAAGCTTAGAGACTATCAAAAGGACATGTTACGTAACTTTCAAAATGAAAGATTTAATGTAGTTCTAGCTTCTCGCCAAATGGGTAAAACCGTTACAGCTTCAATCTTTAACGCATGGTACCTAACTTTCCAAGTTGACAAGAACACTCTACTTCTTGCGAACAAGTCAGATACAACTAAAGAAATTATCGATAAGGCCAAAACCGTAATTGAGAACCTACCCTTCTTTATGAAACCGGGCATTATTAAGTATGACGTTATGAACGTTAAAGCTGATAACGGTTGTCGTCTTGTAGGTCAATCTACCACTGCTAAAGCAGGTATCGGTTTTACGATTCACACTCTATTCTTGGACGAGTTTGCACACATTCACGGTTCAATTGTAGATACGTTCTATGAAAACGTATATCCTACCCTGTCGGCGTCAAAGGTATCACGTATCATCATCACTTCTACACCTAACGGTTTCAATAAGTTCTATGAAATCTATTCAGCTGCAGAGAAGGGGCTAAATGCCTATAAAGCCACTCGTATTGACTGGTGGCAACACCCCGACAGAGACGATGAATGGTATGAACGTGAATTAGGTAACCTGGGCTCTGAAGAAGCCTTTAACCGCCAATACGGTAATGAATTCGTATCATCATCAAACCTACTATTTGACCCCGTAACGATGAAGAAACTTCGCAAGGGAATGGCTAAATACGAATACGAAGATCTTGAAGAGTTTGAAAACATTCACATGGATTTGAAGGGATACCTTGGGTTTGCTCCGGATTTTGATGTTGAATACGCAAAGGAAGAAGGTAGATATTATGTGTTCTCAGTTGACATTGCCGAAGGTAACGGTGGCGACTATTCTGTAATCAACCTATTCGAGATAGTGCCAATGAAAAAGAAGCAAATGAAGTACGTTCAAAACCCAGGGGCAATGTACGATTTCTTCACGTTAAAGCAGATTGGTCTATTTAGGTCTAATGAGCACGTAATTGAAGACTTTGCTAAAGTACTTTATACCCTATCAGTTGAAATCTTTGAGCCTGAGAACGTTAAATTGATCATTGAATACAATACCTATGGTTCTATTCTAATTAAGTATTTGACAACTCTATTCCCACAGAGAAACGAGTTTGATGAAGAGATGATTGTTAGATTCAGACACCGCCACGATGCAAGGGTTTTGAAACCAGGCATTAGAGTCAAATCCGACAATAAACCTGTGATGTGTCAGAACCTTAAAAAGCTAGTTGAGGGTAATAGAATTGATTTCACTGAACATCAAACAGTAACAGAAGCATCAATGTTCGGTACTCTTGTAAATGGTTCTTATGGTGCTCAACATGGTAATGACGATACTCTAATGACGTGTGTCACGATCACTGAATTCTTCTTAACAGTTGATTACGCTGACTTCATTGAAGAGGTTCTTGATCACATTGATGAAGAACTTCACAACTACATGGAGAAAATTCTTTATAAAGATCAAAACACTGACGGAGATCTACAATATGACATTTATGATCTGTTGAATTGATAAATTGTCGTAGTTTCCTTGATATATAGTTAAAGCAAAAAAAAGTCCAATATAAAATTATGGCACTAAGTCCACAACTTCTACAATTCAAGAGCTCTGGTGTATACAGACTTGAATTCGATAAGTCGCAGACTGTCAACATTCCAGCCGAAACAATCAGATTGATTGTTGGTCACTCTAAGAAAGGACCATACAATTCTCCTGTTTTGATCGACTCAGTTGAACAGTTCATCAATGTTTTTGGTAGCATTGATCGCAACTTGGAGAAAAAAGGCATGTTCTTCCACAGATCAGCTCTTACAGCTCTAACAAGAGGTCCTATCCTAGCTCTTAACCTAGCTAAATTTGATAGCAATGACAAAATTTCTTATGCAGCACCTGTAACTGATGCTTCAGATGCACTTTCAACTGCAATTGAGAATGAAAATGAGTACTCAAAGTTTTTCAACATTGAAAAATTCTGGACTCCTTCTGACGACGCAGTTAACAATGTAGTCGGTAATGCTATTAAAGGTAACGTTCTAAGATTTGCTAACATTAAGCAAGATCCTATCACTGTTATTGTTAGACAAGCACAAGACGTTAAACCTTTCAATATCACTGCAAGAGAGTGGTACGGAGAAGGTAACGTTCCTGCATACCTAAATGACTTTGATTATATGTCAGACTTCATGGTTGACGTATTCGTATTCAAAGGAGGCTTTGATGCACTTGTAATGGACACAGATCCTATTTATGGCGAATTCTTTACAGCTGATGGTCTAGATAAGACTAAGCTTGCTGAATTTGCTAACCTAAGACAAGTATCTCTAATTGCACAATACACTGGTTCTATTCTTCCAGGTTTCACAGATCTAGAAGGCAACCAAATGTACGTTGAGACAATGATCAATTCTGAAGCAAGAAGAACAGGTTTGTTCTGCGCTGTTCTAGAAGATGCAGTTCTTGACGAAGCAAACGGTACTGCAGTTGATTTAATCGGTCACACTGGTGATTCTCTAGACGCTCTATCGTATTCTTTAACTACAGGTGATAGAGATGTTATGATTGATGCTGCATGGGTATATGCTGCTGGTTCAAACACCGCAACATTCACATACCAGGGTATACTTACTCCACCAACGTTTGATCTAAAGGTTGGTCACTACATTCATGCTGACGCTACCAATAGACTTGCTAAGGTAACTAGAATCATTAAAAACGTTATTCCAGCTACTACAGCACCAGCACCTCCGGCAGATCCAATTACAACTTACACAGTTTACGTACATACGACACCAGCTGCAGTATTTGCAGGAGCTTATTCTTCATACGAAGAAGCAACTGCTGTCTATTACCCATTCGTTCTAGATGGAGCGAAGATTGGTACACAGTCTATCCTAGATTGCCTAGACGCAGTAAACACTGGTACAAACCTAGGTAACACTCTAGCAGACAAAGATAACATCACGTACAGATACATTGTTGATACATTTGGTTCTTATGAATCTGCGAACGGTATTCTAAATAAGTCACAGCTTTCAAACCTAGCTAAGACTAGACAGAATGCTTCTGCCATCCTAAACGCGCCAATGATCTTTGAATTCAAAGCATCTACAAACCCATCTTTCATCGATGATAATGGTGCATTCAATGTAAATTACGTTGCGAATGGCGGTAACCTAGACAAGAACCCAACTTCATTGTATTCTCTACCTTCAATCAACGAAGGTGCTAACTTTGCATTCTACTACGGTCCAGGTCTAGTTGTTAGAGAGAACAATAAAGATCTAATCGTTCCTCCAGCATCTTACGTTTCTAACAACTTCATTGACAAGTACACTGATTCTCTACCATGGGCAATCGTTGCTGGTCCAAGAAGAGGTGTAGTTTCTGGTTCTGGTGTATCAGGCGCAGAATACGCATTCGACAAGGCGGACAGAGATGTTCTTGAGCCATTCGGTTACAACCCAATCGTCTTCCAAAGAGGCGTTGGTCTAACAATTCTCGGTAACAAGACTGCACAGCAGTCTGTTCAATCAGCGCTGTCATCGGCTCACGTAAGGGAGGTGTTGATCTTCATACAGGAAGGTATTGCCAACATTCTTAAGGATTACGTATTTGAGTTCAACACTGCTCAAACAAGACTTGAAATTAAAACTCTAGCTGACTCATTTATGGAATCAGTTAAAGCTGACTTTGGTGTTTACGATTACAAAAACGTAATGGACACTACAAACAATACCAATGATGTGATTGATGCAAATATGGGTATCGTCGATACTTATGTTGAACCAGTTAAAGGTCTAGAGATTGTTGTTCACAGAACTACGATCCTAAACACTGGAGAAATCTCAACTGGTAACTTCAGCTAATTAGATATATAAAAAAAGCTTAAGAA